TGGATAAAGACTTCAAGGCAGAATATCTTGAAATTCCTGCATCAGTAAGGAGCGAAGAGTATTACGTAAAGATGATGGTAGCCTGGTTCTTCGCCACCGCCCTTGCCAAGCAATGGGACGCAACGATTCCCTACATCGAGCAACGCCGCCTTGCTCCCTGGATGCACAACAAGACCATCCAGAAGGCCATCGAGAGCTACAGAATCACGCCCGAGCAGAAGGATTATCTGCGGACACTGAAGATAAAATAATTATGACACAAGATTCTTCTACATATTACGTTTGGATAGGTGGATCATGTGATTATGGCCATAAAGAGCGAGCTGGTGGTGCTGCCGTTGTGATTGAGCATAACGGCAACATCATCAGCCGTGATGTTATCAGCGACCTGCACACCACGGAATTCCGAATGATGCTAACCCTCATGGTAAAGGACATGGAGTCTATCTTATTATATAAGCAGACTCAGCCATAAATAAATCGACCGCTCACCCAATACGAGGAGAGCGGTCGTTTTCGTTTCTATCGAGAAAGCGGGTCATGAAGGGTCAAAGTCATTAAGGGTCATTAAGGATTTCCACTTCTCTCTTTTTGATAACACACTAGCGCTATTTTGGTAACACATTTGTAACACACATTGATGATTTCGCAATACGTTAAATTTATAACCTGTTGACTAACAGCTATTTACCAAAAGAGCACATTAAAGAGGAGTAAACGATAAAATATATTTAAAAACAAAAAAGAACAACAGAGATAAGTTCTTATGAATAAGCAACTTACTACCATTGTTCTTCCACGCTATTTTGTACAAATAAGTTTTATTTTGCTTATTTTGTGATTCCGTTGGGGTCACAACCAATTTCTCACAAATCTGTCTATATCAGCCACTTATCTTTCGAGTGCAAAGATAGTGATAACATTTTTATAACACAAATTTTTAATTACTTTTTAACTATATTTTGCAAAAGTTGAAATTTGGCGGTTTCAAATACTTTTCTTACTTTTGCACTCGTCAATACAGATTGTCCTCTATCTTGTTGATACAACATTTGTGAAACTTCAATACTTTCAATAGGTATTACAATATAGGGGATTGATTAAGCCGTTAGAAGAGGACCGGTTTTTTCTTTCCCCAATTTTTGTTTGCTATGCAGTATATAAACGTCACTATAGAACTTCTTAAGACATACTCTTCAAGCAAGAGCATGAAGGAACTTCTTGCGCTGGCAATATGGTTCAAAATGCAGCATAGCAATTCCGTGATTTGGAACGTAACAGAATACAAATTGCGCAAAGGATTACGTATTGGAAAGCCAAAAGCTGAAAGACTTATTCGAGATATGAAAGATAGCGACCTGTTTACTATAGATGGCAATAAGGTTGTTGTCTCCTCTTTCCGTGACCATACAACAAAGTGGACTCGGAAGAACAAAGAGTATCATGGAGCAATGGTCTGTAAGTTTGAAGTGAAGGAGTACACGATGAAGGAACTCTACAATCTCATAAACGAGAAACTTTTTGTCTATCCGATTTGTGCTGCCGAGCACAAGGACTGTTGCATGAAAGCATCTGATGATGGAAAAGTCGGTGCCAAAGGTAAGGCTATCACGATAGGGCAGTTTAAAAAGGCGATCAATATGAGTAGTGGTGCTGTTTCTAAGTTGAAGAAGAAACTGATAGGAGAAGGGAAAATAAGTTCCACTCTTGCAGAAAAGCACTCCTTTGATGTTAGAAACGAAGAAGAGACGGAAAGGACATTAAAGAGGACTGGCAAGAAGAAAGCCGACTTTATTGTTGGTACGCTCGGTTTCATAGTCCTTGCATGTTCTTACTCAATTACCGATAGAATGGTTTCTGATGGGTTCAGACATCTTATCTACGGCAAGCAAAATGAAAAGGTGATACAGAAGGACATGAGTTTTGGAGGAATTCCTGATGGATTCTTCTGTTAAACTCTTCTATGTTCATTTGTGGAACCTACATTGAAAGAAAGAAAATTATAATATTGAAAGTTATGAAGAATGAAACAAAATTAAACAGAGTAAAGGAGTTCCTTGATGGAAACAACATCAAGTACGTTACTCCTAAGAATGCCGGAAAGAAAGGTCATAGTGACTTATTTCTGCCTTCATTCAGAATCTACATCAAACTTCAAGGTGATGATGATGGGTTGTTCTATAAAACCCACCACATAGGTGTGCATCCTATCTTCATCCGTGATGGTGAAACTCCTAAGTTTGTTCTTGAGAAGGTACAAAACACCATCATCAAGATAATGCAGAAGAAACAGGCAGCATTTGAGAAATGTAAAAAGAAGTCGTTGAACTAAAATTTATAGCGTATGAAAGAAGAAGATTTACAGAAAGCTATTAAGCTGAAGGAAGAGCTTGATAGAGAAAGAGAACTTTTGCGGTTTGCAAATCACCCGTCTGTAGATTTAAGAGTTAATCTTGAAGAAAGGTGCGACCACGGACGTATTCGCAATATGGATTACCTTCTCGGTAATAATATTATCAAAGAACTGAAAGCGAAGGTTATCGCCAACATCGAGAAGAATATTAGTGACTTGTTGGATAAATTAGAAGAGTTGTAGGCTTATGGGAAGTTTTATAAAAGAGCGTCTTATTTATGCATACTGCTGGACGCATTCGACAGGTAGATGTAAGGATTGCACTTGTTGCTACACCTTCAAGAAATGTAAGAACTTCGTAAATTCTTTTTGGAAGATACACCGCTACAGGCATTATCACAAGACGAAAGCGAAATATCCAACTACGCTTGCTGAGTTCAGAAAAAGAGTTAATCGTTAAAATTTATAGCTTATGGAAGTTGAAAGATATTATTATGCAGTAGCATCCTTCATGTGTAAGAATGGCTCAATTAGTGTTAATTCGGTTACGTGTAGTGTTAGAGAGGAAAAGTTCTATCCTCTCATGAACATCATCACTGATGTGGAAGAGAAATTCGGGTATAATTTGGTTAGAGGAACAGTAATCGTCCAGAGTGTTATTGAGATTAGTAAACAAGACTATGATGCTTTCAATGAACGCATCGCTAAAATGAACGAGAAGAATGGAAAGGTTGACAAAGGTAATGGATAAGTACTTGAAGAAAGCTGTCGCTGATTGGGATAAGAAGAAAGTTCTGACCCTTGTTGTTAGCAAGGAATGGTTCGATATGATTGTTGCCGGAAGAAAGACGGAAGAGTATCGGGAGATTAAGCCATACTGGGTAAGGCGTATATTAGATATGTCAAGAGCAAAGGTTGGAGCAGATACCATATCTTTGGCTTTGCAATACGACGTCATCAGAGACAGAAAAGACATTTTTAAAGAGCATGGCAAAGTACTAACCCACGTACTCTTTATCAACGGCTACCGCAAGGATAGTCCACGTATCGAAAAGGAGATTGAGAGTATCACCATCGGCAAGCCTAAGAAAGGCTTATGCCCCGACAAATGGCTTGATACTGAGTTTTTCATTATTAAGTTTAAGTGATATGATTACACAAGAGACTTACGAAGCATTGAAGGATGCTAGAAATAAACTCAAAAATTGGAAGGGTGATACTAAGAAGATTCTTTTCGAGGGGCAAGCACAAGACCTCTACGACCTTCTAGATACTACTATCCGAGAGTTTGATGGTGAGAACGAAATGACCAATGTTCCCGATAGTATCTTCTTGATCATAGGAGAAGATACGCCCGAGGATGCTGATTTCAATGAGTTGGATGAGGTGACTTGGAGTAAGGTGCGAGTATCTTACAAGGATATTGAATATACTAGAAAGAAGTATAGCGTATGAAGAAGGTAAGTTTTAGTTTCAAATATCTTATAACAAAATACGATAGTTGCTTTTATCTCATGCCGACTTTAATTGTATGGACTCCCCGAAGAGTTATCTATGAAATTAGTATAAACTTTTTGTTTTGGGAACTTAATGTTAGAATAAGAACAAGACATGGTAACAGAAAAAGCAGAGCCTAGTGCCCTGCTTTTTCCTTGTCTTCACGTTCTCGTTTCTCGGCTATAGCCTGTCTGAGCCATGCGCCTTTGTTGCGTCCTAGGGATTCACAAAACTCAAACGTTTCTTCGTTTACATGCGTCACAACCCTATAGATGAGAGCAGCTGCGCCCTTGCTCGGTGCTCCGGCTCGCTCTCTGCGGCCACCCCACCCTGGATGCTGACTGACCTTGCATTGCTGAACCTTGCCCTTGCTATTGATGCGGAACTTCATTTTCAGCCGGTCATTTACCCAAACTTCAGCAATTACCGCATCGGGCGTCTGCTGAAGGGTAGATTTGGCAATACCGATAAGATAGGCTTTATCCTTGAAGAAGGTCTCTGTCTCATCGAGTATCGCCCAATCATCGTAGATTATGATTCTTGCCCTTTCCATATTCTCAACCTAATATTGCCATCAGTATCGTGAATAAGAAGATAAAGAGCACGAACCATTCCTGTTTACTCATAGCTTACCTCCTTTCTTCTACTCTTGCGATGATAAATTTGAAGTGCTTTCACTACTCTGTGGTCTTCTTTCCAACCAAAAGAAGTTTTAATCACTCGTTTCAGCCAATACATATTTTTACCCTTATCGGGTCCGAGAAGTATCTTCTTTGCAAATCTTGCTTTCATTACTTACCCCCTTTCTTATCGAATTTATTACCAACTACTTTCAGTTGCCTATTACGCAACATTCTCCCTAAAGTGTTTGTTGGGTAGAGAACAGGGTATTCTGTATCGACCAAACTAAAACTAGTGTTGCCTTGATTCCAAACTACTTCGTAGATGCTGCCTGTATCCTCGTATTGTCTGAGCAAATCATGCTCATAGATAGGAAATCCGTTACAATCCCTTGCACCTGTAAATTGGCAGAGGGTGTTGGTGTCTATCAAATATGAGTTTATTACGCCAAGTTCTTTATGGTTAGAAAAAACTTCGCTATTTCTGATAGTTGGGGAACAATCAACCCACGCACCTGTTCTTACCCGTATTGCCTTGAAATTGATTTCACTCATTTCTCCCCTCCTTCCTCGATTACTCCTATCGGTTTGATGTCGTTCACACTTTCATCCTCGGTAAAGAAGGAAACCTTCATCATTTCGCTCACGTAGGCCATGGCCACAACATCTTCATGGGCGTTCTTGATGATACAGATGTCTCCTCTTACCTCGTTCTGCATTTTCAGATACTTCACGGCTGCATCCTTCACCGCCAAAGGATTCATTTTCTTTGTTATCGTCTCCCCCGACTGAGGAAAGACGAAGATAAATTCTTGCTTATTCATATTAATCTAATTCACTTTCTGTTATTAACAACTCATCAAACATAATACTATCCTTGCATGAGCAGCTCCATGATGATTCGTCCTTGTCTTCAGACACTTCATAGTTATCGGGATATTCCTCCTTGTAGAAGTCTAGGATATTATCCTCCTCTTCTGCCATCCGCTCCTTGGCTGCGGTCTTGGTAGAGTAAACTCCGATAACATTAACGCCCGAATAATCTTGGTTGTCTGCTCCGTGCTTAATCAACACAAATACTTTCTGTTTCTTCATCTTACTCGCCCTCCTTCTCTTCTACTACTTCAAATGAAACACTTTCCAACTCGCCATTCTCCAAGCAACCCAAATCGTATAAACGTCTTGCGGCATTCTCTGCGTCTTCGGATGATGCTGCGTCTAGCGGTACCTCGTAGGTGATTTTCTCTACGATTTCTACTACATACCTTTTCATAATCAAATCCTTTCTTTTAAAAATTAATACTAGTGGACGGATGGTACGTTGCAACCATCTGTAGCGGCTTGAATACCGCATTCGCCCTATATATAAAACAACAACAACTTCTATTTTATCTTCTTACTTATCTTCTCGTTTATCTTCTCAAGACAAGTGTGCTTGTCTACTTGCATTCCGTTCGGGAGGAAGAACCTCTCAGCAAATGAGGTCTGCTTGATGATGAACGTTGTACGTGCCCTGTATCTCTGTCCGAACTTGTCAACATGGATGGCTCCCTTGAAACATTTGATGATTATCGTCATATTGCTTACATCTCCTCTACAATATCTTCAAAACTCTTCTTCTTAATCTCCATAGAAATCAGACTTGCTATGTCTAAGACTTTCGTTTCCTCGTACCCTCTGGACGTATTGTCATGGATATATATACAGAAACTATCTATCTCGTATCTGTCGCTATTGAACAGAGTATAGCTTGATGTAGGAAAGCGGAAAATGATTCTGCTCCAATCCTTTTTATCCAACAGATTTTTAACAACTGAATTAGTCATACTCAAAATGGTTTATGAGGGAGATTTCTCTCCCTCGGGTTAAACTTACTCCTTCATCAGACTTTCTACAAGTTCTTCCTTGGTGGCAAAGACGTCTACACCCTTTGTGTATGTACTATCAAAACCTAACAAAAGCTTGCAGACTTCCTTGTCTTCGTTCTTCTCAATGGTGATGCGAGAAATCGTCTTCTCAGCTATCTTGTTATCACGCATGGTGAAAACCTGCTGACCAACATAGAAGTTGGTTGTAAGATGCGTCTTGGCTCGTTTCTGTACTTCCCAATCAGACGATAATTCCATACATGCGTACACTTCCTTGCCTTCTGAGAGGTCTTTGGTGATGCGCTCGAAGATTTCCTGTTCTGTAGGCTCTCGCTCTTCTCCGGTCTCTTCATCATCGATGGTGTAAATACTATATTCCCAACCTTCCTTGTCTACAAGTTTGAGTCCGGCTGTCTGTGCCTTAACTACGTCTTGTATGGTGTTAATATCAACTCCTACAAAATTGTCACTCAATCTAACTGCCTTAGTTGTCTTCATAATTTTATCTCCTATAATTTAAATTTGTTACTTATTATTGTTCAATTTCTTTATGGTCCCATGCTCTACCGAGTTTTCATAAAACTCTTGTGTGAGAAGATTTATTGAACCATAGTACCGAAATATTGTATCTAATGCCTGTTCTGTTGGCATTGCTAGCAATTCACTTTTCAAGTAGTTGTGTATTGCTAGTTTAAACTCCTTATCGTCCATAAGTCATTCTTGCATCATAAGTTCTGCCGATAATTTTGTCTATCTTTGCTTGCTGCTGATAATCTGTGCAGTCGGCAAAGTTCTCCTGTTCCTCATAGAAACGTGCTGCATTCTTCAGCTCATGGAGTGTTGCTTGGGTGTAGTCCTTGTTAGGATCAACTTGCCTAAGGTTCTCACATGTCTTGCAATACTCGATGAAGTCTACAAGCAAAGATTTCTCCTCGCTCTTGCTCTGCTGTCCGGCTCCCATAAGTGGTAGGGCAACGATAGTTGCCACTACCAAAACTATCTTAATTCTCTTTTTCATATCTTTACGGATTTAATTTCTTGTTTATCTCTTTCAATGTCTTGTATGTCTCCGGAAACAACTCCAAATGTGCTGCCATGAAGACTGCGTGCCCAACTGCCTTTGCATAGGCTGATGTTGTTGTTTGATAGAGTAACGCCCTAAGTGCGTCATACTCCTTGTCTGTAAGTTCTAACTTATTCTTCTTCATTACTCATCCTCCATGTCTTTTGCTGCTCTCAGTCTGTAGCCTATAAGACTGCCAACTAAGAAGATTAATACATAAATTGTGATGTCCATAACTTAACCCTCCTTAATATCTTAAAATCTTTTTGATTACTGCGGCTGCGAGAACATCGTTAGCGGTTATAGGTCTCGGCTCTGTTATGCTTTCTGCCCATGCAGCACCACCAAAATACCAATGGTCTCTTCTCCACTCCTCACAAAACTTCTCAGCCTCCCAACGTGTAGGAAACTCCTTTTCTCTCATTTCCGAGTGCGGTCTTCTGCCATACTCGTAATGCGCTACGTGATGTACTTTCATATCAATTTCCTTTCTTTTAATTGTTATGAATTATAAAAATTAATAGGCTCATAATCTCTGTTTCTGCAATCGTTTCCTTCCTCATGATAAGGGCATTTATTGTCTTTCTTATAGTAACTGCCAAGGCGGTCGTTCATACCCATACTAGATACTACAAGTCGATTGCATTTGCCATTTCTGAATGCAAATCTGCAAGATAAACAAATATTCTTTTCCATTTCTGTTTATTTATTAATTGATTTAACTTGTGCGGTCTCACGGCTTGAACGTGATGTGCTCCTCTATTCGCTGACCGCTCCATGTTACTTCTTGCCAAAGTTGAAGATTCTAACGAACTGATAGAATTGTTTCTTGTCGCAAAGGTGGAAGAGGTCTTCCATAATGTATTCCTTACATTCCTTTGTGCCTTCCCTGTAGGTCTCTTGCATGGCTGCTGCGGTCTCGTTACCGCATTCAAGCCAATACAGGAAGATGGCTCCTAAACTCTCATAGTCGTTATACTCATCATAGAACTTCTTCTGCTGCTCGTAAGTCTTATTCTTTCTCATAATCTTGTAGTATTGTGGTGGGGATTGCTCCCCACCTAGTTAGTTACTCTTCTTCCTCCTCTTCTTCGTCCTCATCGTCATAAGGTCGGGTTTCATCTACTTCGCCTTCATAGCTTAAATAAATATCTTCGTCCTTTGCGATAAGTTCAACATAATCGGCTAATTCGCTTGTGCCGATAAACTGATACAGGTTATCTAACATTCTGCTATCGCCTAATGCTTGGCGCAAGTTATCAAATGCGTTGCAAACTTCCTTGTAATCTCTTTTTACTGCCATATCCTATTCTCCTATCTTTAATATTCTATACCATTTAATTTAAGGGCGATTGCCTTTAAGTTCTCTATTCTCTGTTGCGCATTTGGTGTGAGTTCCGCACCGCAAATAAGAACTGCTTGTGAAAGGTTCATTACCTTATCGTATATAGCGAGAGTGATGCTTGAAATCTCATCGCTTGTAAGTGTTATTGTCTTTTCCATTGTCTTAATTGTTTAATGGTTCATTACTCTTTCCACCAATCGGAAACGTCACTTCTCTTGAGGTGTCTCATTTCCAAAAACTCTTTGAGGGTGCTGCAATAGGTGTTCATAGAATAGCAATCACCCTTCAATATAACATGTACTTCCTTAGCCATAATCTTATTTTAATGTTGTTATTGTAATTCTTGAAATTTTGATGATACCCAAAGAGCCTTTAGTTCATAAGTTGTGTAGCAGTTGCCGTGTTCGTCCTTACTGCGTCCTACGCACTTGTAACCAAATGATTTTAGGTCACTTTTAAACCTGTCCATCATCTCATCATTATAGCTTTTTGATGTATGTATAGGGCTCATTCTTACTCTGCCGTCTGCAAATCTTTCGATTTTGCGGAAATCTACCAAATATTTTTCCATAATCTTTTGTCCGTTAGGCGTGGGGAGGGGCGTTAGCCCCGCGGGGGCGCTGCCCCCTTATCTCCCCACATTGTTACTTACTCATTTCATACACCCAACATAAACCTTCATGCTCTAAGGAGTACTCTTCTGCCTTTTCTCTAGTATCGAATTGTGCGACGACTTCGGGTTTCCTGTCGGGTTCGCAAATGTATTCTTTTACTACGATGTAGTACTTCATGCACTCGCCTTCATCTTTGAACACTCCAAAGTATTGTTCGTAATCTTTGAACACAAGCACATCAACAAGTTTACCTCTGTACATTACAGGAAACTTCCCGATAAACGGATATTCTCCCCAAAACTCTTTGATGTACTCATCATTGTCTTCATATATGTTAGGGCGAACCTCATCTTCGTCTGCAATTACGTAACCTTCTTTGGTGTAGAGAAGGTCGCAAATGTAATAATCTGCTAACTTTGCCATAGTCTTACCCTTTCTCTACTAGAAAAGCGAGTACTTTGTCTTCATCTGTGTAAGCTATAAAAAGTTTGGGTGTTAGTATTTTTACGTTCCACCCTTGCTTTGTCAGTCCTATAGTCATACCTTTCAAGTATGCCTTAGCGTAATTCTCTGCTTTGAAACATACGCCTAAATCTTGAACTCCGCTTTCGTCTATTCTTTTAATTGTGTACATAGTTGTCGTTGTTGTTAAAATGTTCTACAATAAAGTGCAGGTGTACGTTTGCGCCCAACGTCTGCAAGTCTCATGCAGCCTAACTCCCTTCGTTTAACGTCCGTGGGTTGACGTGTTTCGATGTTTCTCTAGTCTAACACGACTAGCGTTTTTACATCTTGCGTGATGAGTGTTTGAGACTTCTTTGTCTTGTTGCTTTGAGAGTCGCAACAAACTCGGTGTACGATGTCCTCGGTGTTTGTCCTGTATCATCCTCAGTGTTTTGCCTACTTAACCTATTTGTATAGCGTTCGTTACTAGCCAAAATATCTCTAAATGTGCCATTGCTACGCTGAAATCAAAATAACTTGATTTTGGGTGCAAATGTAATGCTTTATTGTTACACCGCAAAATTTTTAGGTAGTATTTTAACACTTCAAGCCTACATTTTAACACAATTAACATAATATTACACGAAAATCAACTAATTAGTGTTTTGATATTACTTTTCTTAAAAAATTTGGTAGTATCAAAATATTTATGTAACTTTGCAGCCAATATTATAACATTACATTGTATATTTATGGATATAGCTAAGATAATAAAACGAAAGGGGTTTACACAAAAGCAAGTGTCTGACGCCCTCGGCATTAATAGGGTAAACCTAAATAATATGATTAATGGCAACCCAACGTATAAAACTATGCGTCAAGTTGCTGACGTGATAGGTGCGAACGTGAGTGAGTTCTTCGAGGATGAAGTAAAGAGACCTAACGAGGACTTCGCTAGCTATGTGCGCTACAAGGGCATCCATTATACTGCCGATACATTGGAGGAGTTCTTCAAGCAAGTTGATGAGTTAAGGATTATAGCGAAATGATTATAGTTCAAATTATCATGTGGCTCGCCTTCGGTGCAGTATCACTCGTTTGTATAGCCTATCTCTTTAATGTATTCGGGAAGGTGGAGGAACATAAGAAACCATTCATGAAGTATGCTGAGTGGCTCTTGCAATTGCTCATCGTGGTGTGCTACCTGTATTCGGTGTACACCTTCGGCAAGTGGCTGCAAGGCTTGTGGTGAGGGCGTCAGCCCCACAGGGCATGGGGAGGGCGCTTGCGCCCGTGGGGGCGCTGCCCCCTTATCTCCCCCGAGGATTCTTCACTCTCACCCATAAGGTAGGAACACACAAGAGAGAAGAAGAAGAGAGAGTACAGGGAGAGAAAACCATTTCCCTAACTAGGAAAAAATATTTTCCCAACTAGAAAAATAAAAACCGCCTAAATCATCTTCAAAAAGCCTTAATCTTAGATGAGCACATTATCCGGCACAAAACCATGAAATCTACGAAAAACCCACAAAATCGGCTCTAATCTGCTTGCAAATGGCTCTTAAACGGCTCAAAACTCGCGAATTTAGGAGAAATCCCGACCAACTGCCCGAAAATCGCAAAAATCGGCAGAAATGAGCGACTTTAGTGTTGATTGTGGGTGAAAAACATTCAAGAAGGCTGAATACGGCTAGTTAAAGTTTGCTAACGAACTCCTTGCGTGCGTGCGTACCTATTAATGCAAAACCCCTTTTTTGTTTGCAAAGAATCTTCTTTTATGAAATAAGAACTTTCTTTACACTCTGCTTTTATTCACCCTCGGGAGTGATTAAAACTAACATGCTTATAATTAGCCACTTGTTTTTTCTTTACAATAATCACGTATGTTTACAAAATGGGTCTTCTAGAGGGCGAAGTTGGAGAAGGGAAAGGTGAGTTGCGCCCCGAGAAAGAAATTGGTGGGATTTTGGGCGATTTCGACCGAGGTTGGAACACGGCAAAACGAACCTTCAAATATTATATATTTGCCCTCGAAACATCAAATAATTGCAATTATGACGGAAATATTATCAAAAATCCCAAAGCATTTGACCTCTTGCCCTGTTCTTGGGGACAAGAAAGAATGGGTCTTAGGTGCTGCATCATTGGCGCTTGGCGTTGGCTCCTCTCTCTTCGGTGCTAACAAGGCGAAGAAGGCGGCTAGAAGGGCACAAGCCGAGAACACGTACAGAACGAACGCTGAGAAGGCTTGGTACGACAAGAACTACAACACGGACTACCTTGACACGAAAGCGGGTCAAAATCTCATGAGAAGGGCGAAGGAAGTACAAGACGAGTATGTTCGCAAGGCTGATGGAGCTGCTGCCGTTGGCGGTGGAACTGCTGCAAGCGTGGCGATGGCGAAGGAGGCAGCTAACAAGGCTATGGGAGACACGATAGCCAATATTGCAGCAAAGGATACGGCTAGAAAACAAGATGTGGAGGATACTCATCTTCAGAACACTCAGCAGTTGTCTAGAGAACGTCAGCAAATCGAGCAGCAGAAGGCGCAGAACACTAGCGATGCGGCTCAAAATGCGTCAAATGCTATGTTCAATTTCGGTGTGAACCAATTGGGGTCAGAACTCGAAGGTGCTAAGGCAGTGAAAACCAACGCTTTAGGCTCAAATGAAAAGCCAATTGATAACACAATTGTAACACAACAAGACAAAACCGCTCATTCTGCCGCTACTGACCACTTGGCTGAGAGCATGATGTCTCCCGAGGAGAAGAACCAATACCGCTTGAAGAAGGCAGTCGGCTTGTCGGGGCTTGGGTAGCAGCTAGAAGGTGGAGCGGACGAGAGGTAGGTAAGGACGGCAAGGCAAGGTGAGCGAGGCGTAACAGACGACCCCAAGACCCCCACCCCCTTTGACCACCGTCGCGAATTATAGTAGAATAATACAAATAAAGAAATTCTGCCTCCCCCCACCCCCTTTTTCTGGATTTCGGTTTTCCGATTTTCCCCACCCATGAATTTTCGGGAATTGTTAATGAAGTTAAACATTTAAAAAAATAGATTATGACATTTGAAGAAGCAAAGAAGATATTGGAGAAAGAAGGTTACTGTCTGATTAAAGTCTCAAAAGGTTTTGAATTCTCAGAATTGCCAGTAATGAAGAAGCAAGAAGTCATTGAAGCAACAAGAGTTGTCAACGAGAATAGTTTTGCTGTACCAATGACTGAAGCTGAACGGATTGATCGTCAAGAGCGTTTGAAGAAGGAGTATGAAAAGAACACCAAGACTCTTGGTCCTGGTGAAGAACAGCCAAAGGAAGGCAACCCTGCCCTTAAAGAAGCAGCCTCCCAGTTCAACGATGCGTTGTTGGATGAGCTGAGAAAGAAGATTGCTGCCTACAAGAAGCTACATTTTTATGATACAAAGACGCTTAAAAGAAAGGACGAGATAATCGAAGAGTTGCGTGATAAAAATGCAGAGTTGCTTGGTATGGTTGAGAGAATGAAGGAGGATGTGAAGGATATTGATACCAACTTAAATGCAGCCAATGAGACGAATAAATGTCTTAACAAGAAGGTTGTAGAACTTAGCAAGATTAAGGGAGATCTTAATTCATGGATTTCAGGATTGTATTTCTGCATTCATCATAATAATGATAATTACAAATATAAGCTAAAGCGTCTCGGCAAGGAGATTTCCAAGTTGAACAGCATCATCCATGACAAGAACGCTGTTTTGTCTGACGTTGCAGAGGAACTTCGCCTTACAAAGATTCGTGAGAAGAATCTGGTCGAGGTAAGCCAGAAGTACATGAAGGAGAATGAGGAGTTGAGGGAGAAGTTGAAGTCTATCAACATGAATCGTCACAACGAACGTATATGCAAGAAGCAACTTGCAGAGAAGGACGAGGTGATTGCCGACTTGGGCAATGAACTGGCGGCTACCAAGAAGGAGTTGGAGGAGATGACCAAGCTGGTTGAAGTGGTTCGTAAAGGTTCTAAGGAGTATTGCGAATATGGTATTGCGGCTGAGAAGATGATCCGGAAGATGGCAAAGGTTATAGTTAGTGATAAACCAGTATCATTAAAAGACTTCAAAGAATATCGCCGCTTAGCGAATGGCTACAGTTTCAACCCTCATCTGTTTGATTTTAGCGAGGAAAAGGATAAGAAACTTTCTCTTATCAGAGACGATTCTGTTGGCGCAGTAACGAACCAGAAAAATTGTTCTCCTTTCAAAGATACTCATCCTACAGAGGATAGCCCTGAGGAGGTTGAGTTGGATGAAATTCGTAAGGCTCTAGAGAAAGGTCACACGGTTACTATAGATTATAAAGATTAGCGTATGGCAGTAAACAATAATCAGAATACACAGCAGCCTAGGAAGAAGCCGGTAACTATCGGCGGCTATCCTGAGGCTGTGCATGACCTGATGAGGGCGAAATATCCCGATTATGATCAGGTGATGAATGGAGGCAATCAGGTGATGCTGGGTGCTCAGCAGGGTGGTATTCCAGCGGTGGCTCCCCAGCCTATGAACATGAATGTATTTCAGCAGAATGGCGGTGCTACCGGTAAGTTTGAGGCTCCAGCGGTGATGCCGCAGCCAGATTTGACTCCTGATACTCCAGCCCCAGCTCCAGAGTATGGAACGGATGGAGTTCAGTTTACCAACCCGGCACAGACTCAGCAGAATGACCTATCTTCCCTATCCTCGGCATTGACCGGCGCAGGAGTTTCGAGACAGGTTCCAGAGTTTGAGGCTGACCCTAAGCAGAGGGATGGCGGCTTTTTCAGTTGGCTCGGCAAGGTTATGCCGAAGAGCAGGCCGGGAATGCGTGAGGGTGAGACTCCAGATGAGTATGACCGCAGAATCACTACAAACCGTGAGAATATCGCTGCCTTTGCCGATGCTATTCGCCACATGGGAAATATCATCAATACTTCGAAGGGTGCGCCTCTGCAGGTGTTCAACGACCCTACTGCCATGATGGAACAGGGTTATCAGAACCGCAAGGCTCAGAGACAGAAACAGGCTGCCCTTGATGCGGATGCTGCCTATAAGCAGGCAAATCTCGACCTTAAGAGTGCGGCTGCACAGGCTGATCAGGTTTATAAGGAGTATCTTATGGGGCTTCGTGGTGAGGGTAATCAGCTTGCCAAGGATAAGTTTGAGTATCGAAAGGGAAAGGATGCGGCTGCTGACCAGTATAAGAAGGATAAGGATAAGCGTGACTTTGAGTATAAGAAGGGGCGTGACAAGGTGAAGGATGAGCAGGCTAGGCAGCGTCTGGCTATTCAGCAGTACAACGCAACCCATAAGGGGCGTGGCGGCGGTGGACGGTCAGGCAGGAGCGGTAGCGGCTCGGGAGCCAAGTACTGGTTTGAGGATAAGAACGGCAAGATGCGCTATCAGCCTAACAAGACCATGTGGGAACAGGAGTACTACCGTGAATACGGCAAGCTTCCGCAGGGCGAGACTTCTACTTCTACCAGTACGAAGACCATCAATCCGAAGACTGGCGCAGAGGTAACGACCACCACAAGACGAAAGGGTGCATCTGTTACCAGTCAGGCAGCAGCTTCGCAGAATGCGGCTAGGAATGCGAGAAACAGACCGAAGCCTGCCGGTAAGTCGAAGAACGGCTATAAGAATACAAAGAAACTTGGATTATAAACATTAATATATAATATATGGCTGGAGATAAATTTGACCAACTTTATAACGCCTTGAAAGCAGATGGCGCAGTATCGGGAACTAGAGAACATTTCAGACAGTTCGTGTATGCGCCCGGCAAGCAGGGCTATCATAACAGGAAGCAGCTCTATGATGCGCTTCACGCAGACGGTGCTGTTTCCAGTAAATCGTATGAGGAGTTTGCGCAGCGACTCGGACTTCACGCAGTAAATCCGAAGCCTCAGCAGCAGAAGCCAGTTCAGCCTGTCAAGAAGCTGACTATGAAGCAGAGAGCGCAGGAAGTCGCAGCTCAGTATCGGAAGCCAAGGCAGCAGAAGGCTCAGCAGCCTAGAACGGCTACTACTTCTGGTACAGACTACATGCAGAACTGGCGGTTGATGCACATGCGCAACGACCAAATGACCCCATTGCAGCAGGCTCAGGCTAGTAATGCGCGCGCACGCATGCAAAGAGCACAAGAGCAGTCTGCACGTCAGGAGCAGCAGAGAGCTACCCCTATCAGCAGAAGCAGAATAACCCCTACTGCCAAGAACTTCAACGAGACGATGCAGCAGCTTTCTACTCCTGAGGCTAAACAGGCTAGAGCCAAGCAGCAGAGAGAGGACGATGCTAGAGCATTCGCCCAGTATGAGGTTGAGGGCAACAAGTTCGTAAGAAATGACGGACATGCCAAAGGTATTTTGGGTAATGATCTGCTCGAACTTGTAGATTCTTCTATGAACGAGGCGCAGGAGTTGACACGTCAGCAGTATCAGCAGAACCTTGACGAGAAGGGCGGCATCTATGCGCCTCAGTCGGTAAAGGAACAGGCTTTCCGTGATGCCCAGACGCAGGAGCAGGTGAACCGCCAGAACGTTCTGATGAACAATCTCAGCAGCAAAATCAACGAGATTTATTCTCAGAAGGGAATGCAGCGCCATATTGCCGAGAGCGCAGAGAAACTGAACATGAGTGTGGAGGAATACGTGGACAAATATGTTACTCCAGAGATTATGAACTATGCTCAGAAGGCTCTGACGATGCGTAATCAGGAGGAAATCATGCCTCATGGTGCGCTTGACTATATTGCCAAGAACCTCAGCAACTCTATTATCGGTATGGTGGTGGCTCCATCTGTGATGTCTAGAGATACAAGACAGAGATTGCAGGAAGGTATTGCTATTGCGGATGGTGATGCGGAAATTCAGAAGGTTGCCGGCCACAAGGATGAAACCTATCGCTCGGGCATCGGTACGAGATTCGCATCTACTGCCGTAAACATGGCTGCAGATTCTGGTCCGCTTGCCGTAATCGGTGCCGGCGCAAGTGCTGCCGTGAATGCAGGAACCCGAGTTTTGACTAACGGACTGGTGAAGGCCGGCGTGATGAAGGCAGCTCAGAAACTTACCGCACAGCAGATGGCTTTCAAGGTGGCCAACATGACTACGGCACAGAAGATCATGTCGGGATTGGGAACCAGAACAGCAACAGGTGCGCTGAATCTTGCAGGATATTCTGGTGTGACTGCTGCTTTGAATCAGGCTTCTACGGGCGATGATACTTCGCTGCAGGCTATCGGCGAGGCTGGTCTGAAAGGTGCTGAGCATGGTGCGGTAACGGGTGCGATGTTTGGAGTTTCGGGCGCAATCATGTCTCCTTGGGTTTCCAAGTTCGGTATCACCGGCATGGAAAAGAGCACTAGCGAGCGGTTGCTTCATGGCGCACAGAAGTTTGGTGCTACGGCTGCCGGTCTGGGCGTTGAGGCTGGAACCATGATGGTTGCCGACAACGTGACTGGCGATAAGGATATTTCCTTTGGTACTTGGTTGGAAGATGTTGTGATGGTTGGCGCATTCAAGGCTGGCGAGCCTAGCAACTTCGTGAAGATGGGCAATATTCTGCATCATCTTACTCATAATAGCGGTGGTAATTTCGTGATTGGAAAGAATGCCAACGGCTCCCCTATCGCCGTGGATATTCGTCTGACTGCCGATGAGAAGAACGAGTTGATTTCTTCTGCATCGGGCAAGAATCTGATGGATGCTTTCGTAAAGGTGGACCGTGCATCGAAGACCGCTCCAAGAGATCCGAAATACAAAACGGCATACACGGATTTTATGAACGACCCAGACGTTTCTCAGAGCACCAAAGAGAAGGTGAATGCGGCCATGGGACTGTTTAACACGACAAGAGGCAAAAGCTACCGCAGCGTGAACGACGTGAAGAACAAACAGATTCTTGAATACACCAAGAACGGAACGCTGCTTACACGTACCTCTTATAAGAATGCCGATGAGCGTAGAGCTATTCTTTACAAGCAGAAGCTTTATCGTGATAATGATGATATGATGTCGCTGATGGGCTACGCAAGGATGAAGGATATGCAGTTCATTGATGATGATGGAACTGTTACTAACCTAGCGTTTAGATTCCTTAAAGAAAACGGATATGACGAGAATAAGGATATTACAGACCCGAATAATGCCAGACTGATTGATGAGTTGCGCAACCAGAAGAGTGCGCTCTATCTTGACTGGGAAAAGTATGCGGATAAGAACGGCTTGCTTGGCTACCTCAGATCAGAAAGCAAAGGTTATACTAATAACTTCATGGCTTCTATCAAAGAACTTCTTGGTAAAGAAGGAAGCATTGTTATTGATATTGACAAAATCATGCGCAAGGACCCGATGAAGCGTACCGATGAGGAGAACAGAATCTTCTATCATGTGAAGAAAGCACTCGAAGATGAGCTTTTCCCTAGCTGGAGACCACACGCAGACCAGTCTGCCAGCCAAGGTAAGACGGTTGCCGAGGAGCATAGTCTGGGAACAGACAATCCGGATAGCGGCGTGGTAGTTGATGAGTTGCGCAACCTTCGCAACGCAGAGCAAGCCCTTGATGCAGCGATGGATAGCAACGATGTGTTCAAGCAAACCTTTGAGAAATTGCACCAGCAGGGCTTGACACCGGCACAGATTTACGATGCACTCATTCAGAACGGATTGCTGCAAGAAGAGTTGACCCCACTTGCCCAATATATTAATGCGAACGCTAGAGTGCAGGGTATGCAGCAGGCTACTGCTGATGCTATAGAGGAAAACGTGAAGAGCTTTGTTTCTGATTGGAGCTATCACGGAACCTTGAACGGTCAGCCGATGAATGGCGAGCAGGCTTTGTACGTGCAAGACAGCAGCGGAAGAACACTTCTTGTTGGTTCGGGTGATGTTGCCTTCGACCAGACTACAGGTAGAGCCAAGGAAGGCAGCGGCGATATGCTTGTCTGTCTGGACCCTAATACCAAGGAATTGGTTTATGTGAAGGCAGACGAGGTTACCCTGTTCCAGAATCAGCCTATCGACCAGTTTGCTGCAGAATATCGCCAGAGATTGCAGATGAAGAACTCTGAGCCTTATAATCAGGCGGCACAGGAGCAGGCGATGCAGGATGCTGCAAAGCCTCAGCCAAAGGAGCAAGAGGCACCACAAGATAATACCACAAAATCGGAAGATAGTACCACAAATGGGGGCAATTTAACAAAAGTTGATACCACATCGGACAAAGATAATACCACATCGGGCGAAGATAATACCACAAATGAGAACTTAGCACCACAAGAGCAGCCTCAGCCTACCCGAAAGTTTGCCGATGGTTCAGATGTTCCTATGGCTACGGACAGTAAGGGAAGACCTACGCCAGACTATGGGAAAATGACTCCTGAACAGAGTGCGGAGATTCTTACTGAGGATTTCGGGGAGAATGCCGAGAAGGTGGTGGACGGACAGATTAAGAAGGCTGAGAATGCTTTGAAGGATGCCGAGAAGATGAAGGTGGACTATACCGCCGAGCCTAACGACATCATGGAGCAGGAGGCTTTGAAGACTAAAACCGTTGAGGCTGCCAAGCAGCAGCTAGAGCACGCTCAGAATATCAAGAAGACTATGACTGCCAAGAAGGTTGCTGAGACCGTGGGTAAGACAGAACAGGCTGAGGGCGCACATGAAGCTGGTAGCGTGGCTGCACAGAAGTTTGTGAATGCACCTAGACTTGTGGGCAACAAGCGCACAAGAATGCTGCCTGACGGAGAAACCAAGATTAAGGGGCACTATGAGATTGTTCCGGCAGAAAGTCTTACTCCATCTCATGATGTGAATAACGACTATAAGAAATCTGAGGGATTCCCTACCGATGCTGAGGGCAGAACCGTGAACGATCGTGACTATGAGCACGACAAGGCGGCTCAGCAGAATACGGACCAGATTGCCCGAAAGTATAACGGTATGGCTATCGAGCAGGTGCCAGTGGTATCTGACGAGGGTATTGTTTATGATGGCAATGGCAGAACGATGGCAGGACAGAAGGCGGCAAAGGAAGGCACGGATGGTGAATATATCAACGACCTTCTGGAGAATGCCGAGAACTTCGGCTTTACCAGAGAGCAGATTGAGCAAAGCGGAATCGAGCATCCTCGTCTGGTAATGGTGACGGATAAGAGATTGCCTTATGATGCAGCTACCTTCGCTAAGTTCAACCGAAACGAGAAGAAGACTCAGAGTAATACCGAACAGGCGGTTGCCAAGGCTAAGACCTTGACTTCTGACGAGGTAGGCGCGATTGTTGCAGAGATTGAAGGAAATGGTTCTCTTGATGCTTTCTTTAACAATTCCAAGGCAATAAATGACTTGGTGAAGACGTTAGTAGATAAAGGCATCATCGGACAGAACGAAGTGGCACAGATGATGGATAGTCCTGAGCGACTTTCTGCACAAGGCAGGGAGTATGTGAAGAACCTTCTTTTGGGTTCTATCTTCAAGCCTGAGACTATCAGAATGCTTGGCATCGACTCTACGGTGAAGAATAAGGCTATCAACGCTATCCGCTCGGTAATGGACAACATGAAACTGGGTGAGTTCTCTCTTCGTGACGAGATTGATCAGGCTATCCAATTGCTCTATGAGGCAAGACAGGGAGGTAATAAGGTTGATACGTTGCTGAGAACACCAGACATGTTCGGTGAGGATGCGGCTAAGCGTTACTCTTCTATCTCTCAGATGATGGCTTTAGCCTTGGAGGGCAAGGTTTCTGATTTCAGAGATTTGCTTGACGAATACAACCGTATCGCTAAGTCTAGAAATACTGGCGAGGGCAGTATCTTTGAGGCTGCTCCTACCAAGGAAGAGTTAATTAATGAGTATTTGAACTTTAAAAAATGGCAAGATTATGGAACAGGACATTCAGAAATTGAAGGAAGCCATGATGTTTCAGGCGTTGAAGAACCTCAACAAGAAGCATCAGGAGGAAATGAACCAGCAGAAGCAGGAACAGAACCAGAACGACCAAGAGTAGAAGAACCAGACGACTTAGTAAACAAAGAACTTGAAAGTCGTATTAAGGTTACTGACGAGGAAACCGAAACTCCATCTGAGAATGGTCCTATCATGAAGCAAAAGATTCTGATTGATGGAGACAAGGAGGTTATCAAGGTTGATGAGCCTAACGATAAGGGCGAATACACTGGTTCATACTACGAGTATGATGGCAAGAAGTTTGGTGACTTGAATGAGGTTGTAGAGCATATTGACGAGGTAAATGCAGATAAGCTGGCTGATGTAGAATCTGATTGGCAAAATAAGATTGACGATTATATCGCTGAGCACTACCCACACCATAATGGTGTTCGTTCTCGCACGCCAGAAGAGCAGGCTGCATACGACGCTGAGACTGAGGCAATGAAGAATGATCCAGTTTTGGCACAGATGCGCAAGGATGCAGAGAATGCTTATAAGGAAGCAGAAGGTCCTCTCCCACTCCTTCCAAAGGAAGAGAACCCAGACCCTACTTTTGACCCGATTGCAGCGGCTGCCGCTGAGTTCAAGAAGGAGCATCCTCTGACCGAGGATGAGATTATGAAGGCTGACGTGGATGATTTGTCCAAGGATATGGCTTTGGACTATCTGAACGGAGAAGTGACAGACGATTTGCACCGTGCTATCTACGAAAGCATCTATGCTAAACGCAAGGGATTGAAGGCTGAACCAAAGGTAGAAAATGCTTCTGACGATGGTGTTATTCATAATGATGATGTTCAGAGTCACGACTGGTCTCAGTATAAGGAAGGCGATATTTTCGATTATGACGGCTTTAAGGTTCGATTCAAGTTTGTTGAACGTGACGAAAATGGAAATGTTACTGGTATCGCAGTTCAGCATCTTGACGAGAACGGAAAGCCTATTGAAAATGGCGGCGAGTCTGTTCCTCCACTTATGTTCATGCAGGGCTACACAAAAGAGACTCCAAAGGTAAAACGTGAGGCTAAGAATAAGGTTAAGACTGCTGACGATGCAGCAGTAGCGGCTTCTAACAAGAAGGTTAATGACCTTTGGGATATGCTCAAGAATGCCGGCAAGGATGAAATGTCTGCTTCGTTCATCGGTCTTAACTCTAGACAACTGGAAGTGTTGCCTAAGCTGGTGAGCGCCATGGCAGAGAATGCTTACCTGAGAATCAAGAGAGGTATGCACAATCTTGAAGACGTGGTGAAGGAAATGCGCAAGGAGTTTGCTCCTGCTGCCAAGATTTTCAAGAAGGAAGACGTGGATGCTATCTATGAGCAGATGATGAATATCCGCTATCGTGATGGTGAGCAGCGCATGAGCTTGAAGGAGTGGGCTGACTACTACGAGAAGACTTCACCTAAGCATCAGGAAAATCTGGTGGGTGACTCCAAGAGTGCCGAGGAAAGAAAGATGGCTGAGAAGAAGTTTATTGATGTCGTGAACCTACAGTTGGGCTTCAAACATAAGTTTAACGGTATTGTTGAGCTGAGAAAGATAGCTGAGAGACTCGGCTTGAAGGATATTAAGGACACAGACCTTCAGGAGCTTGCTGAAACTGCCATTGTTAAGCGTGCAAGAGGTATCGCTTCTTCTGAATCAACCAATAATGCCGAGAAGTTCAAACGCATCAAGACACTCTATGAGAATCAGCCGAGCCTCAACCAGCGTGATTCTGAGCGAGTGATGAAGCAGCAGTACTCTACCCCTGCCCCTTATGCTTTCCTTGCGGATATGTATGTGAAGGGTAACGGTAAGGTGATTGAGAGTGCTCTGGAGCCAAATGCCGGCAACGGTATGCTTACCATCGGTCTGCCAAAGGATAAAGTGCATGTGAACGATATTGACGATACGAGATTGCTGAATCTTAACAGACAGGGCTTCGGAAAGGTGACCAGTCAGGACGGAACTCAGCCATTCAACGTAAAGCCTGTTGATATTGTGATTACCAACCCACCATTCGGTAGTGCTACCCCTAAGGAGTATGACGGCTATAAGATTTCTTCCTTGGAAGGACAGATGGCTATCAATGCCTTGGAGAGCATGAAGGACGATGGTCGTGCTGCCATTATTATCGGCGGCAAGACAGAATACGCCAAGAACGGAAGTCTGAATCCGAAAGATAAGGCTTTCCTTGGTTATCTCTATAGCCACTATAATGTGGAGGACGTGATTAATGTGGATGGCGGTCTGTATGCAAAGCAGGGAACCAGCTACCCTACACGTATTATATTAATAAACGGAAGACGCTTGGACGAGAATGCCTTTCCACCAGTAAAGGATAAGGCTAGAGCGGAAGCCGTGAAAGATTATGACGAACTTTATAAACGAATTGAAGATGATATACTACGAGGTGAACGGATGGATTCTTCCATCGGAGGAGAAACAAGAAGTGCTCAACCAGAACTTGATAAACAAGGCGCTGCTGGTACTCCTAAAGAGAGAGTACGAGCAGGAGAACGAGGAGGAAGCAAACCAGATGGTGAGCGAGAGTCTGACCTATTTGACTCCACTTCCGTATCAGGAGCCCATGATGACTTGGAAAATCAACGAGGAACCGAGCCAAGACAAGATGGAGGACTTTCTGATGGAGATAGTAGAGCAGACGGAACAGGGGCAGAGCCTTCTCCAAGCAAAGAACCAACCACTGGAACCAATGAGCAGCGAGGAAATGGATCAGGAGGAGCTGGACGGAATGACGCTCAGCCAAGTACTGATGAATCTACCAGCACCGGGAGCGGAAGCGGACCACGGGGACAATTACAGCGGGTGGACAAATCCGTACGTGGACTAAGCACCGAGAAAGTTACCTATACCCCTAAGAGTGGAAACCCATTCACTCTGAAAGCAGTTATGCCTGCCGACCAGCAGGAAGCAGTAAACAAGAATCTTGAAAAGTTGGGCGATGCCGACCAGTTCCTTGTTGATGAACTGGGCTATAATGATAAGGATGATTTGTATTCTCATCTTGCAGCAGAGCAAGTTGACTCTGTAGCTCTTGCCTTGCAGCAGGCAAAGAAGGGCAACGCCTTTATTATCGGAGATATGACTGGTATCGGTAAGGGAAGACAGGCTGCTTCACTTATCAGATACGCCAAGAAGCAGGGGCAGGTTCCTGTATATTTCACTAAGACCGCTGGCTTGCTGAGCGATGTTTACCGTGACTTGGTGGATATTGGAAGCCCTGAGCTGAGACCATTCGTATTCGGTAGCGCCAAGGAAGCAGCCATTACCGACTCAGACGGAAAAGTTGTATTTGCTTTGCCATCGAAGAGCGAGGTAAAGCGTGTGCTTGATTACATCGAAAAGAACGGCAAACTGCCAGACGAATACGACTACGTGCTGACTACTTATAGTCAAGTAAGCAACGGAGTCTACGAGTTTGACGAGAATGGCGCCCGAAAAGAGAAAAAGCTTGCCAAGGGTAAGACATTCGGCGCTGCTGCCCTGAGCGGACAAAGAAGACGTGATGCTATTGAAAAACTGATGGGTAACGCCTATCTTATCCTTGACGAAAGCCACACGGCTGGTGGCAATAGCGGTCAGGGCAACTATTTCCAACACATTATTCAGAAGGCAAAGAATGTTACCTTCTTCTCGGCTACCTTTGCCAAGAGACCAGACAACATGCCTATCTACGCTTTGCGTACTGCCATGAATGAGGGCGGTATGAAATCATCCGATTTGATTGATGCGGTGAAGCGTGGTGGTGCAACCCTGCAGGAGATTATGAGCCAGACCTTGACGCAATGCGGTCAGATGATTCGCCGTGAGCGAGATATGACTGGCGTAACCATCGACTGGAAGGCTATTGATGATCCTGAGCGAGTGCAGGAACAGCGAGAACAGTATGATAGTATCATCGGATTGTTTAATGATATTATCAATTTCCAAAAGAAATATGTTTCAAGTTACGTTGATGAGCGTAATGATGAGCTGGCTGCCATTCAGTCTACCATGGGTATCAAGAAGGGTACGGCTGCACTGGGTATCAAGAATCAGCCATTTGCCAGCAAGGCATTCAATACCGTTCAGCAAGTACTTCTCTCGTTGAAAGCGAAGTCTGCTGCAGAACGTGCCATCGACTATTTGAAGCAGGGTATGAAGCCTGTGATTGCGTTGAACAATACTAATGAATCGCAGACTGGCAATCTTGCGCTTGGCGAGGAAATGGACGCACCAGACTTGGGAACATCTTTGAAGAAGGGTCTGGAGGGTACACTTCGCTATACTCAGAAGGACGCAAAGGATAACAGCGAAAGCGGTTACATCAAGCTTGAAGACTTGGGCAATGAGGCTGTTGAGGCTTATCACGAACTGGAAAGGAAGATTGAACAGACAAGTACCGGTCTTTCACTCTCCCCTATTGATGTTATCAAAAACGAGCTGCAGAAGGCTGGCTATAAAGTGGGCGAGCTGACCGGTAGACAGACCGAGTTCGTTTACAACGACAACGGAACTGTTACCAAGGTGAAACGTGCAGATACAGACAAGAAGAAACTCGCGCGCGACTTTAACGATGGTAAGATTGATGCGCTTATCCTCAACAAGAGTGCAGCAACCGGTATTTCACTTCATGCTTCGAGCAAGTATAAGGACCAGAAGAAGCGTGTGATGATCGTGGCACAGCAGCAGCTTGACGTAAATGACGAGGTTCAGATGCGTGGACGTATCGACCGTACCGGTCAGGTGGCAAGAGGCGCATACGAATATGTAGTTTCTCTTATCCCTGCCGAGCAGCGACTGCTGATGATGTTCAAGGCTAAGTTGAAGTCACTTGATGCCAACACTACTTCTTCTCAGAAAAGCAAGTTCAACGAAATGGAAGTTGCCGATATTACCAATAAATATGGTGATAAGGTGGTTAAGGAATACATGGCAGAGCATCTTGATCTTTATGCACGCATGGCTGATCCATTCGAATGGGAAAAGACTTACGGTGATGATTTGAGTAGAATCAACCCACAAAACCTTGTTGTCAGTGGTGGAGGTGTCGGTGATGGTGAAGCTGGCGGTGACGCAAGCAAGTTGCTTGGACGTATGGCATTGCTGAGAGTAAACGAGCAGGAGAAGATGTTGCAGGAGATTGGCGAGCTTTACGCCAACGAGATTCAGCGACTCAACGAAATGGGTGAGAACGACCTTGAGATTACCGAGCTGCCACTGAAGGCTAAGACTCTCCACAAGGAAGTTTGGAAACAGGGTGCAGAGCCGGGCGGCGATAACGCCTTTGCAGACAACACCTATATAGAAAAGGTAAACATGGCCATCTTGAAGAAACCTATGAAGGCTTCTGAGGTGAAGGCTTCGCAGGATGGTTTGACTGGCGGTAAGACTTGGGATGAATACAAGACCGAGAAGAAGGCTGCCGTGAAGGAGTATTTCGACCAGAAGATTGCCAACGAGACTCAGAAGTATGAGGAGCGTGCCGTGAAGGCTGCAACCAAAGCGAAGGAGAAATATATCAAGGACGCTAAGAAGGGTCAGAAGGATTCGGGCATGAGCGATGAGCAGATTGAGAAGATGGCTGGCTATCAGTATGACAACATCTACAAGCAGGAGAAAGATAAGCTGAACGATGTGGTGAAGAACCTGAAAGCCAAGGCTGAAATGTTTGAGCGTGTGCTTGATACCTTCGATACTAACGGCGCTTTCGTTCTGCCTATGGATATGAACAATCCAAACGAGTTGAGCGGATTCGGCAACAGTTACGGTAGACTTATTGACATCAAGATTACAGACAACTACTCGCCTAACGCCTCTTCCGTTTCCTTCGCTACCTTGGATGGCAGAAGAAAGATTACTTTCCCTATCGCCGGCAAAATGGGTTCTGGTGAAAACAAGGTGGATATTATCGGTTCTATCGACCGCATGACCAAGCAGGCTGCCGGTATGGGAGACAGCCATCTCAGAGTATTGAACCAAAACTTTGATAACTGGGATAGACTGACCAGCAACGAGAGTCGCAAGGATGGCTATATCGTGACCGGTAATCTGATGCAGGCTTTGGTTGACAGTAAGGATCAGGGCTTGGGCGGTCAGTTGGTGAAATATACAACTGATACTGGCGAGGTGAAGACTGGTATCTTGATGCCGGACCGATTCGACCCTAAGGGCTTAACTACAGATGCGCCTATCAACAGCGTAGCTGATAAGTTTGAACTTTCATCATGGCACGGCGGTATTGACGAGGTTACTTCATCGGATGGTGAAGTAAAGGTGAAACGCATAGACAACAATCGTGGCTACTACTATGAACTTCGTGTACCGAAGAGCAAGGCGAAGGGCGGCAAGTACTTCATGGATGAAGATTTGCTGAAACTGGTTAATGGCAATAACTTCGAGACAAGAGGCAACAATATGCTTGCTGAGTTTAAGCCTGAGCAGTTGAAGCCAGTACTGGACCGCCTGTCTAAGATGGGTGTGAAGGTGCAGGAGGAGCGCAATACTTCTGAGGATGAAGGCACCCACTTCCGTGAGGACAGAGGCTTGCAGTATTCTAAAACAGATACAAAAGATGTTAAGAATAGTAGAATCATTCCGGAAGATGTAGATAAAAATGTATCTTCGCAGATTGAAAAGAGATTCGATGATGAGGTTGAAAGACTTTATGGTAGCATTTCCGACCATCCAAACGTAAAGAGATATGCAGAATTGATGGCAAATAAGTTTGCTAACAATCAATACGTTGATACTTTCGATTATGACAAGAAGATGCAGCCAACGAAAAAGCATGATGGTCTGAAAACTATCATTGATTCTCTTGATAACAAACTTAAAGATATTGAAAAGAAGTATGGAATCAAGCAAAGTGACAACATCCGAGATATTGAAAGAAGGGTCAAGGAAGGACAGAGTTTGTCCGAAGCCATCGACGACTCCCGTACAAATGGGGGCAATGGTAGACTACGGAATCACGCCGGAGGAAGTGATACAGGAAGAGAAGGAACTAGCGGAAGCGGAGAAAGAAATGCTATTAGAACGCTTGAAGGACTCAGAGTGCTCGATGAGTACAAGCGAGCAGCAATTGATAAAGCGGCGGCTGAAAGAGCTAGAGAGTATCTTATCGAACGCTTCAACGACTTCCGACACAAATACGGTCTTGAAGAAGGAGACTGGGCTAGTCAGGATCTGGCAGAAAGGATATTCAATGATAACAACAGCGATAAGGACGTTCAGAAGATCTTTGATCGTATTAGAGGATTAGTAGAAATTCTCGGAACAAAGCTAAGACACGGAGCCGAGTCTGAAAATAGAGTTAAGGGATATTACAACCATCCTGAAAACTTTATTCATATCGACTCTGACTTCTTATCAGCCATTCGGTTTACTAAGCAAGACTTAGCATCTACAGTTTGTCATGAAATGTTGCATGTTGTAACATCTGACATAATCAACCTTTACCGAAAAGGATATGGTGACTTGCTTACTGAATCACAAAGAAAGGCAGCTAAAGAGGTAGTTGATTTGTATGACGAAATAAAGTCTTACTTTGATAAGCATATCGGTGGTACTGAGCCTTACGCACTAAAAAATCCTGCCGAAATGATAACTGAGTTGGCTAACCCAGAATGGAGAAAGATAGCAGCTCAGATTCCTGCTCAAAAAGGATGGTTCAGAAGAGTTTTCAATGCCATTAAAAAGATGCTTGGATTCCACGTTGACACAACGACCGATCTAGACAGACTTGACAAAGCATTGGAGAACGTAATCAGAAATCTTGATTATGGTGTATTCCAAAAGGGCGCAGAACTCAACAATGAGATTGTCAATAAAAAGGCTAGCATTCCTGTGTCTTCCCATATCACACAACTCTCAGAGAAGACTGGTGCAAAGGTGAACATGGTTTCATCGGTTGATGAAATCACCAACAAGGCGGCGAAGGCTGCTATTGAAGAAGGCAGAAAGATTACCGGCTGGTATGACGAGAAGACTGGCGAGGTGCATCTTTACATGCCTAATATCCACGATAGATATACTGCCGAGAAGACCATCTGGCATGAGGTGGTTGGACACAAGGGAATGAGAGAGTTGTTTGGTGATGAACGATTCGACAAGTTCCTTCGTGAAGTGTGGTATGACTTGGATAAGCCTGAGAATGCGGCTTTGAAGAAGCTGGTGGATGAGGAGAGAAAGTTCAATCCTCTGAATATCTATGATGCCATTGAGGAAGGTATCGCGCGACTCGCCGAGGATGGCAAGGGTGAACCGGGCTTCTGGAATGGTATCAAGAATAAGGTATCTGATTTCCTTCACGAAATCGGTTATCGTATTGCTCCTAATACTAAAGATGTGAAGTATCTGCTCTGGTTGAGCAAGAACTTGCAGAAGAATCCGAATGATCCTTATTGGAAGCTGAGAGCTGAGGCGGTGAAATACCGTCTCGACCATGAACGTATGCCTGCTGTCGTGGCGCATGATGGTATGTTCTATGGAAATGACGGAAAGGTTCGAAGTATGGATAATCTTACCAAGGCTGAGTGGAATGAGGCTACAGATGGTGAGATTCACTTCCGTACTACCCCATCTGCCGGCACGGCACTTGACAGATACCACCGTTCGCTTGATGAACATGGCTATATGTTCACCGAGAGCTATATGGACAATATGCTTTCGTTGAAGAAGTTGATGAATGCGATTGTGCCAGACAAGAAGATTGAGGATATTGCTTCTTCTGAGAATCCTTATATACTGCAGAACACCATGCAGGGTGCGATGAGTGATGCGGCTCAGATGTTTGAGCGCAACGTGATGAAGCCTTTGGATAAGGCGATGGCTGACGTACTGGATGCCTTCGACGGAAAGAAGGATGATGAGAAGATAAGAAACTTCAATCTCTACATGATTACCAAGCATGGTTTGGAGCGAAACCGTATCTTGTATGTGCGTGATGCCTTGAAGTATATGCGCATGAACGAGAAGACTAAGAAGCTTGCTGATACTGTGGAGTTCGATTGGAACAACGAGAAAGCTACCCTTGACGAGAAATTGGAACGTGGAGACATCGACTTGAAGACTTATTATGAACGCATGGACGATTTCATCCGTACCTACGTGGATAGTGACAATAAGTTTGATGCTGGCGAACATGACTATTCGGGTATTCACGCTATACAGGAAGTGGCTAAGTCTTCTGATCCTTACGATGATGCAGAGGCTATTCAGAGCGTGATGGATTCAGAAGCAAAGATGGAGAGTATCAAGAAGGGGGCTGTTAAGGACTATTGGGATAAGGTGAAGGCTGCCACCCAGTATTCTATTGATACTGACTATAAGAATGGTCTTATCAGTAGAGAGCTTTACGGTCATGTATCTGATATGTTCAACTGGTATGTGCCTTTGAGAAAGTATGATGAGGCTACGGCAGAAGATACTTATGGCTACATTACCGAGCAGGGAGACCCGAAGAGCTATATCGGAAGCACGATCATGAGAGCGAGAGGACACAAGTACCTGAGCGAAACAAACGTACTGGCGCAGATTGGCGCGATGGGCAACAGAGCCATTAAGAATGGCGGTATGAACGCTATCCGTCAGGCATTTGCAAGATTCGTAAGAAACAACTCGAACAATAATCTTGTGACGGAGACTAGGGTTTGGTACGCCGATGACCCTATCACTCACACCACCGTGGAGCGTTACCCAAACATTCCCGAGGACGCTACGGCTGATGAAATAAATCAGATAGTAGCAGACTTCAATATGGAAATGAAGGATTTGGAATCAAAGGGGTTGGCGACAAAGGTGTATCGAAGAGGAAGAATCGGCTATAAGTTCCAAAGAGCGGAGAATAAATCGCAGCATATCGTAGATGTGAAGATTGCCGGAAAGACTCATTCTTTTATTATCAACGGAAATCCTAGAGCGGCGCAGGCTCTGAATGGATTGCTGGAGAACTCGGGCGCCAAGGGAATCATGAAACCATTGAGTTCTATCTCAAGAATGATGGCGCAGTTGTGTACATCTTATAACCCTGAGTTCGTGATGCGAAACATCATGCGTGATGCGGAGTTTGCATCGAGCAACGTTACTTCTAAGGAGGGTGCAAGATATGGTGCGCTCTGGGCGAAGTACTATGCTCAGTTGGGCTTATATAAGGGTGCTTCAAATATCAGTTTCAAGGATTTGAGCGGAACTACTGGCTTGGGCTTATTTGCCAAGTATCGTAACGGCACGCTTGATATGAGCGACAAGGTTCAGCGATATTTCAAGGAGTTTATGGAAAACGGCGGCGAAACCGGTTGGGTTCAGATCAAGAACATGCAGGATTGGACCAAGGAGTACAAGAAAGATGTGAAGAGCGAAAGAAGCAAGATTGACAAGGGCGGTGCTGCCCTTCGTGACTTCTTCTTCGGAAATCTGGCGAACATCAACGAGGTGGCTGAGAATATCGCCCGATTCGCTACCTATTGTGCGAGCCGAGACAGTAACCGCTCTATCATCCGTTCGGTCTATGATGCGAAGGAGGTATCTACCAACTTCAACCGCCATGGAAGCGGTGATGCTATCAAGAGTTTCAAGAACGGAGAAATGACTGGCGGCAAGGCAGCTGCAAGATGGGCTTACGGATTTACGGCTAGCTATCTCAGACATTGTTCTATGTTCTTCAATGCCGGTATTCAGAGTACAAATCTGCTGGTGAAGAACTTGAAAAACCATCCTGTGGGTACTTCTATCAACATGCTTGCCATTCCTTTTGCCCTCGGTGCGCTTGCTGCACTTGGTAACAATGTGCTGATTGCGAGTGAGGACGAGAAGGATAGAAAGGGAGTGAAGGACCCATACGGCGAGTTGCCTGATTATATCAGAAGAAACAATCTCTGCATCTACAAGGGCGGTGGCGAGTTCGTGACGATTCCGCTTGCCATCGAGTTGAGAGCCTTCTATGGTTTGGGTGACTTGGCGGCTGGTTTGACCTTCTCTCCTAACGTGAGCGGACAGAAGAATCCTGCCTTGGATGCCGTGGGCTGTATGTCGCAGCTTGTGCCGGTGATGGACTATCTCGGTAACTCTTCGGCTGGCAAGGAGCCATTGAATGAGACGATCAAGGCTATCTCTCCTTCTGCCCTATCTCCTTTCGTGGAATGGGAGTTAAACACCGACTGGAAGGGTGCGCCAATTGAAAGACGTGGTGACTGGAATGAAAATTCCCCTGCTTGGCAGAGAGCCTACAAGGGTGTACCTGACGGATATATGGCTGTGAATAAATGGGTGAATGCCCAGACCAACGATGTGGCCAAGGGTAATGAGGATATGCTGGGTAATAGCTTCCTGGATATGGTAACGAACCCTAGTATGCTGAATCATTACATCGGTGGTCTTGGCGGTGGCGCTGCTACCTTTACTGAGCGAGCTATCGGTGTTATTAAACACGGTAAAGATACGGAAACAAAGGACATTCCTTTCCTTCGCTCTCTTCTTTATACGCCTAGTGAGCAGAGCAGCTTGCAGCGAACAAAGAGCAAGTGGTATAACTATAAAGACGAAATGGAGAAGACCATGGCCAACGTGGACCGCCTGAAATCGAAGAACGTTCCGATTGATAAGAGAATCACGAATATCGGGGAGTATTTCCACTTCCAAAACTCCAAGGAGGCTGCCAAGGTTAGAATCATTGAGTTGGCAGAGAAGCAGATGAAGCGATGGAAAAAGATGAGAGATAAGGCGAGCGATACCGAGAGCATCAACTTTGCTAATCAGAATATTGACAGAATCATGATGGATGCGGTAGAAGAACTGGATAGATTGGAATAATATAAAAAAGGAGTGGGCGCAAGGCTCACTCCCTTTTTAAAACTTACTCTGGGTAATAGAAAACCACTTCGCCATTAGCTTTCTTGTAAGCTATAGCAAATGGGGTTTCTTCATTTTCTTTAAAACATGCTGCTGGAGCATTAGACACTGTTTCGTCAATTTTCATAATAGCCTCAATCTTGTCTTTAAGACTGATTAAGTTTACATCAAGAGTCTCTTTCTCTTGAATTTGATAAATGTTCAATTTATATTTGCTCATAATTGATAGAATTAAAATTCTTCCTTAATTTAGCTTATTTTCGTGCAAAGGTACAGATAATATTGATAGGTTGTATCGGTTTGAGGACAATTTCTGCACAGTTTAGATTTTTACTAAATAAGCAGAGAGGGACTCAGCATAAAATGCTGAGGAACGGGGGCTAGAGGGGGCTTTTCTTGCTTGTGGCGGCTTGGCAGAGGGATCCTAGGAGGTAGCAGGGTTCTTCGGTGTACATATTTATAAGAAACTGCTCGGATATGTGCTGAACTACGTGGAGCATTTCGTGGGTTAGGCTATTCGTGTACTCCCCTTTTGAGGTGGTCCAGCCTATTACTACTATCGTTTTTCTGGTATCTATGTTGGAATAGGTGATGCCTTTGTTGGGTTCGCCTTCGAGCACGAGATTACAGGCATCTTCGAGAGGAATGCCGGCGCATCCCAAATCCCGAAGATGCCTTCTTACCTTCATGGCATCCTTTGAGTGGACATCGTACATTACATGTACTGTCCAGTCATACCTTTCCAAGTAAATCTCCTGCTCAGTCAAAACTATAAACTTTAAACTATAAACTACAATATCTCTTCCCAAGGAATGCCCACACCATTGAATGATGTATCTGCATAGAAGCGGTTGAAGATGAAACCATCCTGCTGATCCTCATCATCTACGTAGTCTTTGATGAACTGGGCCATCTGCTTCTCCTCTGTGATAGATGAACCGTAGAAATCGGCTAAGCACATGTGTGCGATGTAAACCGCATCATAGCCCACATTATTCTCCAGCACGATATTGTTCTTCTTCAAGATGTCCTCAATATCATCCTTGCTCATCATGCGGATAGGCTTACCATTCTTCCGCATCTGCTTTACTGCCCACTCACACATCTTCTTATTGAAGTGCCAGCCATTGTAGCGAAGGTAAGCCCTCATTTCCTCTGGCTGATAATCGTAGGCATTTAATGATTGTCTATATTTTCTTTCCATAATCTTTATGTATTTAAGAAAGGGGTATGCCCACTTTTGAGCACACCCCAAACTAGTTAGTAATCTTCTCCGTAATCACTTCTGTAATCACGTCCACGGTCTTCACGTTGGCGCATGTCGTCGTACTCTTCATGCTCTCGCATACCACTTCTGCCTCCACGACCTCTGTAATCGGGCATGCGGTTGCGCTCGCCGTATCGGTCACGTCTGCCTTCACGCTTCATTTCGCCCAGGCAGTTCATCGCCTTATCCAAGTAGCGCAAGCCCTTCTCCACGTTCTCATACAAGCCATCAAACTTGTCTTCTGTAATCTCAACCATTATCATAATTCTAAGATTTTAAAGTGAATAGATAGGAGATTACTTGTTTATCGCCTGTTGGAGCAATCCCATCATCTTGTCGAGCTTGCCCTCCATGCCAGAAACCTTGCCTTCAAGCTTGCTGATCTTCTCAGTCTGTTCCCTCTCCTTGGCTATCTGGGGGTTGAGTTGCAGTAGCATTCCCTCACAAGAATCAACGACTTTCTTGTGGTAATCTACGCTCTCCAGTATCGCTTTGGATTGTCTCAGCATCGTATCGACCTCTGCACTCATGGCTTCCTTGTTGTCGCTCACCACAAGGTTCTTATCGTTGGCTATCTGTCCGTTGGCAGGTAGCTGCTTGAAATCCACCTCTTCATCGTTCAGCTTCACCTTCACATCAACCACAGTTTCCATAGGCTGAGGCGTGAAGCCATTGTTGAAGGTAGGGTATTTCGTCTGAGGGTTGCTGACCGAAACAACCTGACCAATCTGCAAGTTCGGGTTTTCGCCCTTGTCTAGGACATAGAATAAAGAATTTGTTCTTAAACCTTGAAACATAATGTAATCTCCTATTATCTATTCTGTTTGTTAAACAATACCCGTCATCAGCTGAAGGGTGTTAGTGTCTCGCTCGAACCAGAGCTGAACAACTCCAGTTCCCGGCACGTCTGCAACCGTTAATGCCTCACCGTTGAATTTGGTTACGGCTTGGGTTACGCCGTTGGTCTCGAAAAGGATAGGCAGCGTACCAGTCGTTCCTGTCGGAATAGCCTGTTTCAGATTTACGAAAATCGTTCCTCTGTAGTTGGCATTCACGAAGGCGTGGTTTTTAAAGGTGAACACCACATTGGCAGTATTCACCACCACGCCTGTAGAAGCGATAGCCGCCGAACCGTTACGATTCACCCATGTATAAGGTCTTAACCATAACATAGCAGCCTCCTTTCTTTAACCCCAAAAGCCGTTTGCGGCTGCATTGAAGCCATATAGACCATACTGAGCTGCTACGCAATTAGGAACAGCAGTAAATGGGCTATAAGGGGTGGTTACTGTTTCTGGCAGCTTGCACTTGATACCTGCAACCTCGTTCTGCAAACCTGCCAGAACTTGATTGATTGGTGCTACAGCCTGCCCCACGATTTGTGAAGTCATTGCGGAAGCCTTGAAGGTACTGTTCTCCTCGCGCAGAGCATCAATCTTGTTCTGCATTTCGCGCATCTCAGCCTGCTTCTGACCGTCAACGATGGTCTGAGTACTCTCCTTGATAGCGTTATGCAAGTCACAAGTCTGGCGCTGAGTCTCGTAAGCTACGTTAGAGAATCCACGTTCCTGACCTACTGCCACGTTGTTGATGGCGTTCTGTAAGGTTCCAGTCTGTTGACACATCGCCAACTTGATATTGCCGTCCATGGCGGTAATGTTGTTGTTGGTCTTGCAGCAGCACTCTGCCAACTGGGTAGCAATAGCGTTGTTACCCTGCATGATGGCAGTCAATACCTGATTAGCAGTCATGCCCATCTGGTTGCCGACACCGCAAATCTCCTTGCTTACACCGTTGATGGCAGCGATAACGTTACCGGTAGTAGTGTTGAGAGCTGTAGCGAGCGACTGAACATCGAAGCCATTGCGTTGAACTGCCTGCATGATAACAGCCGTATTGGCATCGTTATTGAGCATAACGCCACCCTGTCCGTTAGGCATCAAGCAACCGCCATTGTTTCCACCGAAGAAGTTGCCTCTACCCATAAGAAGGAAGAGAAGCAAGATGGCAAACAAACCATCACCCCATCCGTTTCCATTGCCCTTGCCGTTGCAGAGAGCAAATAAACTTGGATCTACACCCTGTCGCTGCATAAGTGCTGGGAGCATAGCGAGAATGCTATTGAAACCACCGCCCTGGCTGGTTCCGTTCTCCCCGAATACGTAAGTTTTTGACTCACTCATAATAAAATAGTTTATTCGTTTCGTTCACTATTGAACTTGGTGCAAAGTTACGAAGAAGATTAGGCTCTGCCTAACTATGCTCAAAATAAAGTTTTTATAGGTTAGAATGCTGTTTTTCAGAGATTTATGATGAGTAAGATTGTGCTCATTTATTTAGCATCTTTCTAAACTACAGAGAAATAAGCTTTAGTTGGTACAACATATCTGATTTTTTCGTAATTTTGCAGGGAAAATAAAGCTTATAGCGTATGGAAACAATTATTTCAATTACTGTATTTGCCGTGCTATTCATATTAGCCTGCCTGTCGTTATATCGTATATGTACGGTGGGTAAGACTAATAATAGTGCATTAGTTTCTAAGACAGATATGTATGATATGCGGTTTGCTCAAAAAATAAAAAGGCTACATGTACGTGTATTAGCATTATTAGTCTTCGGGATGATTCTTGTTGTTGTATACCATTTCATGCCAACTAGGCTAGGTGATTACGTTTACATAGAAAGGGATTTGGCTAATCACAAGCAAACCATTCATTCAAATAGTTCATGCCCATTAATTAAAAAAGGATATAGTGTAAACGAAGTCCATTACTATACTTATACTCCTTACTTTGATTGTTTCTGTTCCAGATGCTTCTATGAATCAGATGCCATCAAATTAACAAAAGGGGATAATAAGAACTTCTCTCACACGAAAGAATTGGGCTTGTAATAAGTAGCCGATTTATATTATCTTAGAGTCTCTTTTAGGATCTTGCATCTGCGTTCGAAATTACCTGATGCAGTAGATGATGATAAACTGCCTAAGTTTTAAAATAGAAACAGAAAAACTTGAAGAGTAAATGCAAGAAAAAGGAGTGCTATTGCAACACTCCCTTTTCATCATCTATATGAATTGCTCTAAAAACATTTATACACCACTATAGGTTATTCCCGAAGAAGTGAATGTTGCTACAACTGCATTATTAGGGAAAACAGTACTGTCATCAACTTTCACACTTCCACCATACGCAGACATAGATAATTTTCCTGCATTCCTTCCTTGTGTTCTCATACCTTCACACAATGCTTTGAAGTTGCCTGTACAAAGGTTTCCTATATTGAAAAACTCCAGTGAAATCATCTTCTTCAATGATGTTATATCTCCTGATACATTACTCTCATTAAGAGAAATTAATTTCATAGAGATTAAGTCTGATAATGACGAGACATCACCATTAATGCCAGTTTTGAATAACAATAAATTCTGCAAGGTGTTAATATTTCTAATAGCTGTCAAACTGCCAGTTACCTTTGTATTACCTAATCTTAAAGTTATAATCTTAGTCATACCTGACAATGCTGAAATATCACCACTGACATTTGTATCAATCATATCCAAGTATGTCAATTCTGTCATACCAGATAAAGCAGAAATATCACCACTTATTTTCATCTTAGGCATGTTCAAGTATGTCAATCCTGTCATACCTGACAATGCTGAAATATCACCCCTTAATTGCACATTTAATGCACTAATTGAAGTTAGTTTGGTCATATTAGCTAAAACAGAAATATCGCCTTCTATATGTGAATTATCCATTTTTATTGATGTCAATCCTGTCATACCAGATAAAGCAGAAATATCACCACTGACATCTGTTTTTTGTATATTGATTTCTGTAATTCCAGTTAAACCAGATAAAGCAGAAATATCACCACTGACATTTGTATTACTCATTCCAAACTTTGTTATCTTCTTAGAATATTTCAGTTGGTCAAAATCCATATTGACAACAACGCCATCTCCACTTTCTTTATAAATATCAAAAGTTTCTATAGCATATTTGTTTGTAATAAACAAAACAACTGTTCCTGTGATATTTACAGAGCAAGCCTCGCTACTCTCGGCAGAAAGACTGCTATCTGTATTTGATACAAAAACTTTCTCTTTGTTTTTAGAGTACATTGTTACACCGTTTCCAGTAACATTAAACTTTAGTCTTGATGTCCCTTCAGACTTAACAGAGACTTTTATACATCCCAATCTTGGTAAGTCGTTATTTTCAACAACTCCGTGCAATTTTGTAATTAAACATTTCATAATTTTTACTTTTATAATTTTATACCATATACTCGATAAGCATTATAAGCTTTATTCTCAAAATTTAATTCAAAAATAGCTTTATTGTTTTTGAAGTCATATATACCGATATTTGAAGACTCGGTACTTCGGAAACTACCCCATGATACTAGGAATATACCTTCTGCACATTTATCAACGGAACCCATATACCGTCCACCGTACTTCTTATATGTATAAGCCTTGAAATCTGTAAGATTCTTTTCTGCTTTATCTACCTTAAATTCTATAATTCTTGAAGGGTAGGACTTTCTATTGTCGAACATAGTGTAAACTCCATCTTCTCTTACAATAGCATCATGACTTTCATACCATTGTTGCTCTTCTGTAGTTTTTATTCTAGTAACAACATCATAATCATAGCCATCTCCTCGATTACCGCCTATCTTCCAAAGTATATTTCCGATACTTCCGGTGTGACTACTATCATTCCATGAACGCTCTATTACCAACATCTGATTTGCCTGTTTGTTGTTCAACAACAAGTTTCCATCATTGTCAAGGGATATTGTATTGTTGTGAAGGTAATCTGCATTATTTCCTTTATAATGACTGTCCTTCCATAGTTCAGGGTAATCAGTAGAGTTCCATTGCCAAACTCTATTTCCATCATATTGCTCCTCTAAGACAAGTGAAGTTACTGTTTTTGCAACTCCATCAACAATGGTAGTCTGATTTTCTACATATCGCTGAGTAATTACATGTAGAGGATTTACAGATATTACACAACAATCGTGCGGTTCAAGAAGGTTTCCTTCGGTATCTGTAACATTACCTTTGACAACATTAAATGTTTCACCATTTCCTTTATAAATGAATAGTTTTCCACTAGACACATTCATGTTTCCATCTATACCATAATAATATCTTGTATCATTCTCCATTATGGTCTTAGGGCAATTAGTCAAAGACTTTCTAAATCTCTTGACCATACCATTAGAACCTAGTTCAAACATATAAGAAGCTCCACCGCTTATTGGGCACATAAAAATAGAGTCATAATACTTTGAAAAATCTCCCTTAACAGAGAATTTTGGAAAATCAGAAGGAAGCTCTGATGCAGGAATCCCTTCAAGTTTAGTTAAGCTTATTTTTGGAACATCAGTATTATCATCTACACCTATTGAGTAATATCTGCCACTACTTCCCTTTACATAAGTTGTAATTCCAAGCTCTATGTTTTCTTGTCCAATTTTGAGTTTCGGAATACGAATTGCATCTTCTTTTTTTGTAGGAACATATTTTGCATTTACAATTCTTTCTGTATCAAGAGCGTTAAGCATTACTACCATAACTACAGAAACGGCTTTTGAGAAGTCTTGATCTTCTGATGCCTTGATTTGGAAAGTAGGCTTATAAGCAACATTCTTTACGTCTCCTAAGATGTTGTCATTCTTATCAAGAACCACAACTATTCCAGTGCCGAAATCATTACGAGTAAACCAATCCCCCTCTTTGCATGGAATATTATTAGAGTAACATCCAGTATCTCCAGTTTTTCTTCCAATAGCATTAAAAACTTTAGTAGCAAAATCAGAATCATACGTTCTAATCTTGTTCTTGTTAAAAAGATTTTCCAGACTATAATCTACAACTCCATCAAGTTTAGATAATACTATTTCTGAATCATCTATAGGCTTTGTATCTACATAGTTTTTAGTAGCATATTCTACTTTATTCCCTTTTTGATAGAATTGCTCTACTTCCATTCTGTTTTCATGGCGAATACCCTCTGAGTCTCTGTAGGCAAGTACTTTGTCTTCTGTATCGGTAACAATCTCTGTTCTTCCTTCTGGGTCTTCTAAAGTACTATTGGCTTCAGCCACATCTGAATCAATAAGAGACTTGCCTTGTTCTTTATCAACCTTAGCATCAATGGTTTCAGATTTCAAGTTATAAGAATAGTGAGTACCATCATTGTAAGTAGCAGACAGAACTCTATCCTCTGCGTCTTTCTCTACTGCAAGATACTCAGGATTCTCCTGCAAAGAGAATACATCAAGAAGTTTTTGTAAGGAAGAGAGAACTTGCTTCATGGCATTGACTTCATGGATTTCACCAATGATTTGTCCGTCTATTCTTATACCAAAAACTATCTTATCATTTGCATCAAGCCAAGCAGCAAAGTATTCCTCATTCTGAATGACATGATACATTTCATTGAGAGGATAATAAGGCTTGCCGGATTCTCTGTAGATACCAAAGAGAACCTTATCATCTGAATCCACTATAGCTTTAATGAACTCTTCGTTCTCGATTACTCTAAAGCACTCTTTTACTTCATCTTCAATGAGAGACTTGCCTTCCTCTTTGTCAACCTTGCCTTCTTGCAATGCAGTAATGCTTGATGATAATTCTTCTTTGGCAGTATTAATAGCTTCAAGAACATCTGTCTTATCCTTCTGGCATTGATTAACAATCTCCTGCAACTTGGCTCTGATAGGTGCAGGAATACCCTTGCCCCACTCAATGGAACCATCAAGCTGAATACAAAAAAGGATGTGTCCTTCTGCATCTACTATTGCCTTGATGAACTCTGGAGACTCAATCTCTCGGAATGGAAGAGCAAACTGGGAGACTGCTTTATCCTTTGAATCACCAAACTCTTGGGCAATATTTTCCTTGTCGAATTTCTTGTCAAGTTCTGTAGCGACCTCTGACTTTTCTGCCTTAGTACCAATAGCAGCATCTTGCTCTTGGTTCTTTGCAGCAAGTTCGTCTATTGCTCCTTGGGCGGTGATAGCAGTCATACCACTGGTTTCATTGCTATAAGATACAGCATTAGCAGTAGATGCTCCACCTGAGACGGTGATGTCTTTGATGGCATCCTCCAACTGATGTGTCTTTTCACCTATCTGCTGCAAGTTCTCTTGGTCTCCATTAAGAAACACTTGCTTGGCAGAGGCAACCTTACCCTTCTTGGTCTTGGATAGAAGCTCGTCTGTTAAATTTATACTCATATTTTATTATCATTAAACGGTTATGATATTGCTAAATTCCATGTAGATGATGTGAGAGGATTGGCTGTGCGGTATGCCTTGAAACTGCCTAGATTATTGGTGATAGTCTGAGGAGTAGCAAGGGTTACATCGAATCCAGCACTGGTTACACGGGTGATTGAGAGATAACTAGGTACTACTAGCCAGATGTAATCATTATCCTTGGTTGTTACCTCTGGATTGAATGATACTCCTGTTGTTGATACTTTGTTGAGCGTATTGAGGATTTCTGCGGTCATAGTGGCTGCTGGGTTTCCTCCAAAGTAGCAGAGATAGCGAGTCTGCGATGTGCTCTTGCCAGTTCTGCCTTCCTTGGTTACTGCATACTTGAAAATTTCTCTTGCTCCTTCGATTGGGGTGGATAGAGTTCCACCAGATAATGGAGTCTCTGAGAGATTTTTAGGAGCATTATCGTTAATCTGCTTGCTGATGGTTGAGGTATCTGGCACAAGGGGCTTATTGTCGCTTGTTACAGAATAACGAATTTCAGTCTGCATCGTACCTACATTCGGGGTGATGGTGAAGCCCAAGGTGATTGGATATACCGTATCATTCAGCTTGGCTAGACTCTCGTCAACGTTCTGAATCATTGTTAGCAGATTATCCGGCAATCCTGTTGCTGCTTCTAGAGATTTGCGAAGTTCTGGATCGAACTTATCAAGAGTCAAGGTGTTATCTGCCATCTTCTCGTTAGTCACAGACTGGTCATGAAGTTTGGGTGTATCAACTGCGGAATCAGCAAGCTTGCGATTGGTAACATTCTTATCCTTGATAGTTCGCTCGTCCACAGAAGAATCGTCAAGTTTGGAGTTAACGATGTTTTTTTCTGCTACCTTCTCAGATGTAACGCTAGAATCACCAAGTTTTTCGGTTGTTACGTTTCCGTCTTTAATTTTGGCAGCCACAACAGAACTATCCTCCAACTTTTCTGTAGTAACCGACTTGTCGTCTAACTTCTCGGTTGTAACATTCAGGTCGGCAATCTTTTCCGTAGTAACACCAGAATCTTGCAGCTTTCCTGTTGTTACATTTTGGTCTGCAATATTCTGAGTAGTAACATTTCCGTCCGCAATCTTTGCTGTTGTTACAGAACCATCAGCCAGCTTTCGGGTGGTGATATTACCATCCTTCAACTTTTTTTCGGTGACAGACTGGTCGTTATAATCGTCAGTTTTCATCAATGGCACCATCGTACCGAGTTTTGGATCTTGTCTAAATGTAGGCATATTTAATTTCTTTTGGTTCTGATGAAGTGAATATCTGAATCTTTACGGTCTCTGGGATAACTCGCATACGAAGATAGAACTTATCTGCGTTCTTGTGGGCACGGATGGGGACGCGAGGTTTCTTTCCATCGCCTTTATCTTGCCGGATGATGAGTTTGCCCGGGTGTTTGAGCGTAATCATCAAGTAGATGTCACGATGCAGAGTAATCTCTGGTGATACCCATGCAAGTTCTTCCTCGTTATAATTCGTTGATACATACTCCATTTTGTACAGTTAATAATTAAAAGTTAATAATTAATAGTCTTCCTATCCTACTACTTTGTGCTAACGCCTAGCTGCTGCAAGGCTATCGTGTACATCTGATTTGCCTTGGTATCATCGTAGGCTGAGAGGAGGAGAAAGGCGAGATAGTAGATGAAGGCATTCGAAAGTTTATCGGGGATGGCTACATCGGTTGTATCTGATGTTATGCTCACATTCTTTGGAACGCCTACAAAGGAAATGACGGCTTCGTCTGGTATTGGCTGCAAGAGGATGCGGATAGGATTCTCTCGCATGATTGTTGCCAAAGGACGGTCTGCGGTTCCCTTTGCTGTATCATCGAACATCACAAGAGCCTCATCGTCGGTATCTTCTACTGGCGTGACTGCCTTGAACCAGCCTTTGCCACGAACTCGGGAGATATTGATAACCTCGGTATCGCTAGGCATCGTAATTGCTCCAATGTCTCTTGTATCGTCAAAGCTTTCTACCTTAATGGTTGAAGTAGTCGTTGCATCTACCTTCTTGGAGTCGGATAAGACAGGAGAAGATGCAGCAGTAATGGCTATCCAATGCAGGGCGTCGTTTATCTTCGACTTGATGATGTTGTCCATATACAAATCATCCTTCTCATCAGTGATTTCCGATGTATTGTTGGATTCCTCGTCTATGCACCAACGTACTGCCTTTATAATGTCTTCTACCTTCATTTACACCTTATTATGTATTATGGCTTGTGATTTGGGAAAACAAAGTTGTGTTTTGTTGCCCATTCCAAAGCACTTGCCAAAGTCTTGAACTGTCGGGAGCCCTCGCGCTTGTCTTCCTCGTTGACAAAAGCAATCAAGTCTTCATCAGAAACGACAGAAGCAACCTCAATAGGTTCCTTTTTATTTTCTTCGGAAGATTTCTCTTCCAGTTCTGCAGCCTTCTTTAACTTATCCTCCAGAGTTTCCTCTGAACGGATGAGTTTGACGAGACCCTGTTTGAAGAGATCGCTGCTTTCAAGCAAATTCTGAGCGTACTCATTCTTCAAGATTATTTCCGGCTTCTGCTTGGTAATCACATTACCACGCTCGAAGTTGTAGCGAACTGTTACGCCATTCTTGCCTTGAAGAATATGGCTTACAGAGTTTCTATTTGCATTATATCTATATACCTTAATCATATTTGCTAATTATTTATTTAGAACAACAGGTGACCGGCACGAAGCCAGCCACTTGTTATTGGTGTATTACACTAGGCTGCAATAAGCTGACCTGAGAAGAGTTCCCATTTACCGCCCTTGTAGATATAAACATTCTCCTTCTCGTACTTGGTTGTACCACTATCAGTATTTGGAGCCTCGTAATCGGCTGTCAAAGCGACGATCATACCATCATGAGGAGTCTCAGGCAACTTGCTCATGGAGATAATGTTGTTGATAACACCCGATGCACCAAGTGTAGAAATCTTATTCTCTGGACCAACAAGAATGCTGTTGTAGCCACGGAGAGCGACACAATCAGCCTCCCAGTGCATGTAACGCTTAGCCAAACGTGGATCGTAAGCATCCTTTGACAAGTCGTTGGTGCGCTCCTTGCTCTTCTCCTTGACGTAGTGACGAGCACCCTTGAAGTCAGCACCAATCATGCAGTCTTCCAAATCCATGTAGTCGAGCGTGCTATCCCAAGCGAAGTTGAGAGTACCATAGCTACACTTAAACTGGTTGAAGGTGATATCGAACTCCTTAACTGTAGAGAACATGACATCGCGACCCTTAGGAAGTTCAATCTTCATGAGTCGCTCGACAGCGTTCTTTCCACAGAAGAGATACATGGTATCAGACTCGGCGAAGTCGGTGAACATCAGCTTAGCGATAGCGATAAGGTCAGCGAAGGTATAGGTGTCGCCGATGCCATAAGAGTTGGTAAGCTGGTTGATGATACCCTCAGCAGAGTAAGCATACTCCTGAGCACCGTCCTTTGTCTCCATGAGGAACTTCAACTTAGTACCATAGAGGTAGCTGCGCTCCTGACGAAGCAAGAACTTGGTGAGAGCATCTTCCTTCATGTCGGCAACGGTATGAGGCGCCTTCTTCTTGATCTTCTCAAACTCCTCGGTGAAGATGATGGAGAATGCACGCTTCTGCAAGTAAACCTCTTCTGAGCGAGGCTGGTAGTTCTCAGGTGGAACGTTCATCTGGCTCTCGGAGAGGATGGTGGAAGCACAGAGGATGCGGCTGTTAGCTGGAATAGCTGGGCAGCCCATAGAGTCGAGGGTTTCACCAACAGTGCCCTCGGTCTCAGCCGGACCATTAAGAGCCTGCAAAGTAACCTCATCCTTCGTCTTCTCAACTACCAAGAGATTCAAGCGACCGCTAACCTTGGTCTTAGAGCCACGCTCGTAACCGGCAACAGAAGGAACGATAACTGTACTACCCTTGTAGAGAGGAAGCAGAGAACCCGAGAAGTTAGCCTTTGTAAGCTTGATCGTGCCACCAGCTGCGGCAGCTTCAATCTGCTTAGTAACAACACCATCGAGGGTATCACCACCGACACGTGCATGCTTCTTCTCGTAGCCGTTACAAGGCACGCTCTTGGTAATCTTACGGATAATCTGGAGCAAAGGAGTACGGAATGGGCGATATTTCTCTACCTCACTATCCCAATCCTCCTCGGCAAGACCACCCTTGCGAATCTGGGTTGCAGAAGCCTGTGTGCCGGTCAAGTCCTGACCTTCTACCTTACCGCCTGGAGCCAACCGGTCTGACTTATCAGGATCAACAGGCTCAGTTGCCGCATCAGCCTTGGTTGAAGGTTCGTGACCCTCATCGCCAATCTGAGTAGTTGGCTCTGCGGTATCAGCCATAGCAAGAACGCCGCCGCCAGTAACCACGGCAAGAAGCATCAGAATCATCTTCATGATGAACTGACCGCTCATAAAATTCTTAAAACAATCTTTCTTCATTTTATACATATATTTATTGATTAATATTAATAAGTGAGACCTTCGAAGAATCCGCTCTTCGGCTCATCCTTCTTTTTGATAGGCTTGTTTCCTGCACCCGAACTAGAAAGTGAAGGAGGAATACCCTCGTTTGCGGAAGAGCGAACCTTATTCTGAATCTTCTCGTTTCGGGCTTGCATAGCCGCCTCGTCTCGGGCAGAAGAAATATCAGAATCGTAGTTGTTGGCATTGTGGAGCATCTTCCAAATATCATCTGAAATATCACCACTCTCTACCTTGTCGTGAATCTCGTAAATCTGGGACCACATATCCTGTGCATCATCGGGATAGAGCTTCATCAGGCGTTCAAGCGACTTGCGCATGTTGGAAGTAACCTTCTCGGTAGCCTCGTTCTGTTCAGCCACGTCCTCGTTGTGCTTGGCGAGAATCTCAGCGAGTTTCTTGCCGCCTTCAGGATCATCAAGCAACGTCTTTACATCAATACCCAAGCGAGCCATCGCATCAAACGGATTGTCGTCCGGATTTTTCTCCATATCCATCGCCAGAGCAGCGAGCCACTTGTGCTTATCGAATACTTTAGATAATGCCTTACCGCTCTGTTCGTACTGTCCGAGCAAATCAGCATCATCATTCATTGCCGCATAACGAGCTTCCTTGTCTTCGAAGTCGATGTTAGAATGGCGATTAGAGAAGCGCTTGGAGAAAGCTGTACGATTAGGGCGCTCATCTACAGACGTTTCATCTGCAGTAGCCTCAGCAGGTGGAGCCTGTTGTGCTCCACCTTCCTCATTCATCTGTGCTAATTCTTCTTTTGTCATATCTCTATACTGTTTGAAACTTTTCGGCAAAAATGCAAATAATTTGAAGAAGTTTTGCCGTGCTCCAACCTTGCGCTTGGTGGTTGGTTGGAACACGGCAAAGAAAGCCATGTTTTTGCCTATTTTTGCGCCTATAATTAATAATGTATAAGAAAATGGTAAAGGCAAGAATACTGACACTTAGCAAAGTGATGCCTCAACATAACAAGTATGACTCTGTTAAGGCTCGCAAGCGAAGACAAGAACACGGCAAGGACGAGGAGTTACTCAGCCGATGCAGAAATGCTTGGAATAACCTGAGCGGTGTGCGAGAAACGAGGGCGAGAACGATGCGCTACTGTATGGGCGACCAATGGAGCGACACCATTAGAGTGTACCATCATGGCTACTGGGAGGAAATGACGGAGCGCACCTATATGGAGAAGCGCAACCAGACACCTATGAGCAACAACATCATGGTGAGCATACTGGAATCTATTGCCGGTCTTTATGCCAAGCAGGGTACAGAACCGGTCTGCTTTGCAAGAGACAGCGACTCCCGACAATTGAGCGACATGATGAGTGCCACGATGCAATGCAACTGGCAGACAACGTACATGCAAGATGTGCTGAACCACGCTATTAAGGACTATCTTATGGGCGGTCAGATGTTTGTCAGAGAGAGTTGGGAGGCGAAGGAACTTGAAATGCCCGACTCATGGACAGACGCGATGGAACCCGACCACATGTTTTTTGAATGCGGCAGCGACCCACGACACAATGACGTGAGTCTTATCGGTGTTCTGCATGACGTGAGTCGAGAAGACTTGTATCAGAAGTTTGCCAAACAGGAATATGGGCTTACAGAAGAAGATCTGAACGCCATCTTTGATATTTATCCTTCGGACGATAACAGCTATGGCTATGAGTTTAACGAAGAAAAGGCGTTGGATAATCTCTCTTTCGACCATACCAACAAGGGAAGACATTACTCTAGAGTGATTGAGGTGTGGACCACGGAAACCAAACCAATGCTGCAATGCTTTGACCCTATTGCTCAAAATGTAAATGATGCTTATTTTAGGGTAGATCGTAATGATACGGCTATGATACAAAAGCTGATAGATTTAAACAATAGGCGTAAAGAGCAGTATGACGAGGCTGGTGTGCCGGAGGAAGATAGGGCGTATATCACCAGCAAAGATACTTCCAGTAAGTACTGGTATTATACCTATATGGCGCCAGACGGAACTATCCTCTGCCAGGGCGAAACACCATACGACTATAAGAGCCATCCTTTCACTATGAAACTCTATCCGTATATCAACGGAGAGATTCATCCATTCCTTGCCAACATCATAGACCAGCAGAGATACATCAACCGACTGATTGTGATGAACGACATGGCCATCAGAAGCAGTTTCAAGGGATTCAAGATGATTCCTACAAATGTGCTTAATGGCAGAACGCCAGAGCAGTTTATGGAAGAGGCAGTAGAGTATGACGGATGGATATTCTACAAGCCATCGGTAAAGACACCGAATGTGAAGCCAGAAATTATCACATCGAATGCCGTGAACATCGGTACGAATGAACTCTTGCAGATAGAGCTAAACCTGATTAGAGAGGTTACCAACGTGAGCGGAGCTTTGCAGGGCAAGACTCCATCGGCAGGAACATCGGCAGCCAGATATGCACAGGAAAGCCAGAATGCAACCACGTCTCTGTATACCATCCTTGCCGACATGGACGTGTTTACGGAGAAACTGGCAACCAAGAAGTGTATGACTATCCAGCAGTACTACGAAGACGGAAGAAGGGTTTACGACCGGAACTTCAATACGGTTTACAAGTACGACCGCCTTTCGGCAAGAGATATTCACTTCAAGATCAGCATCAAGAATGCAGCAGCTACGGCAGCCTTCAACACGATGCAAAACGATACGCTTGACAAGCTTCTTGAAATGGGCGGTATCAACATCATCCAGTATCTGCAGAACCTCAACGCACCATTTGCAGACAAGTTGCTTGCCAGCGTACAGGAGCAGCAGGCTCAACTTGAACAGATGTATCAGCAGCAACAGGCAATGGCTATGCAGCAAGGCGGCGGTCAGGTAGAAAACGGAATTGTGCAGGGTGCAGACCAGAATGCGGTAGCACAGGCACAGAGTGCATTAGGATATAACAGAGCAGCATAAGGTATGGCAGAAGAAACAAAATTAGTGACAATCAGCATGGAGTCCATCGAAGGTGATGTGACGAAGCAGGTTTCAGTAATCGCAAAGAGGCTGAAAGACAAGGATGGTGTTTCTCTATTTGGAAGCACGACCCTATCATCTGTAGAGAAAATGGTGATAAGGCAATACATCGAATCAGCGGTTCGAAGTTTTGCAGGAGAAATGGCACCAGTAGTAAAAACCTATCTGGACTCTTCACTTCCTGCATCAGTAACTTTCAATGTAACCCGACTGAACGAAGGCCACAAGAATGCTTTCGAAAGTTGCTTTATGGGATATGTAAGGGCGTACACAGCCTACATGGTGCTAACTTTGAGCAGTACAGAGCAAGCAAAAGTGTACTCAGAAGAAATGAATATGCACTTGAAGGCAGCAATACAGCTTGTATTCGACAAGATGCCACCTCCTACATCAGTAAAGACATTGAAAGACATGACTGGTTCCATAGAGAACGAGCCACAGTTAGAAACCATTAAACAAGGATAAGCTATGATTATAAAATTTCAAATTATCAAATCGGTAGTGATTGAGGCAGTAAAGTCGACAACCTACCTGAAAGCAAAGATAGACAGTTCTACTGACGAAAGAAACATCAAGACTGGTTTTCAAGAGGCAGCAGGTGACGATGAGGTACATGAAAGAACGCTAACGCACGACTTTCAGACTGCCTTAGAAATGACAAAGACCATTCTTGCAGAATATATCGTTCCTACTGCGCAAACAGTAGGAGATAACATCATCTACTACAACGACAAAGATGATGATATAGTAGAATTTGTTCTGAACGCCTCACGAAGATGCAACGGAACTCTGACCGATACTCTGGCACGACTGGTGGCAAAGTACGTTGAGGACTACATGATTTATCAGTGGTGGTTAAAGACTACCAATCTGAAACAGGCAGAGCCATATCAAGCTACACTTGCACTAGACGAGCAGAGCATCAGAAGATGTTTCGTTTTGAGTGGTCCGGCAGTTCCTACTGTTCCATACACCCAGCATCTTACCGCCAAGGTGGACGGAAGCGAAGAGGACGGAGCAGTAACCATTCGTATTGATGATATGGAAGTTACCCTATCCTACTCTATTGACGATGGAACCATTGATGATATTGAGGCAAGAAGCAGCGACCCTAGTATACTGGAAGTACACAGAAGCAAGGAGCCACATGCTTTCTGGCTGAAGCCTATCAATACAGGTGTGGCAATCATCACTCTATTCTCCAGACACAGCGACAAACTGGAAGTGGAAGTAGAAGCAACCGTAGCAAAGGAGGTATAAGATGGATTTTAACAAATTACACCCAACACATTTTATCCGAGAGATAGGATGGAAGCCCGAGCCAAATCCTTTCTTGCCGAAGCCACGAAGAGCAGGGCACGGCTACACGGATAAGCACATCTTTATCTATGCCACACAACTCTGGTATGATATAGATGCAAATACCAACATGGTAGGACGAGCAAGACGGAACATGAAGGATGCGCAAGGTGAAGATATTCCGACAAGCGAGAACGATCAGGAACGTCCGCTCTTTTACCGTTGGTTTGACAAGTATATTAATAAGGTGGAAGCGAATCTGTCTGCCTATGTAATGAAACCAGAAGGAAGGGTTAGAGATAATGCCCTGAGAGAATGGGATGAGAAGGAGATATGGCTGAAATTTCCCGACTACTGGGATGATACCAAATATGATGCACTCGTCAAGCTGATACACGACTATATCGTGACCGGTGCGCTATACGAATACTTTATGCGCACATTGACGAGCAAGGACCCTCTGACAATAGACCAGATGGACCAACTGAACGAACTGGAGATAGACATCATAGACTGCGCCAACTCTACCAAGCCGGGCAGCATGATTCACACGTTGAAACCCTTCGGATAATAAAAAAGCGAGCGTATGGAAGATTTTGAAATGGATGGATTTAAGTCTGTAAGGGAGATACAGAAAGAGAAGAAGGAGAAGGTAAAGAAACTTCTCCCTGCAAGAAAGAGTGCCCAAAAGGAATATATACGTGACTGGCTGGCAAGGAGCCAAGAGCAGTTTGAGGATTGTATGAACCAACTGGCAGAGTATGATCCTAAGACATACGTCACCATCTACAAAGACCTTACCAAGCACATGATACCAAAGCAGACAGAGGTAAGCGTTACCCACGGTATAGATGCAGACTTCAAGCAGCTTATGGCACTCGGTATGACTACCGTAGAGGACGAAGACGAGGCAGACGTATTGGACATAAGCAAAGCACCCGAGATACAGGATGCAGATTTTGAAGAACTAAACGATTTGACGGATGGCTCTAGTAACTGAACAGGAAATAGATAATCTCGTAGCGGAAAATCAGGAGCGATACGATGAGATTTATGGTACCTACGACCCTATGACGGGCGAAGGTTGCTATAACTTTGAGCATCGTGTGAAGATAGAGCTATCCGATTTCTTCATTCCTAAGATGTGGGTTCCGAAGAAGACTGCCAAATCTGTTCTGTTCAGAGGTCTGAGAAAGATGGGCAGTCTGAAAGACTACATCAACTATGTGTTGCACCAGAAGGATGATGCCCAGCATTTTCAGATGCTTACCTTTGCCATCTGTAGGGTGAGGTTCATGGAAGACCCCGAGTTTGCCCTATACGTGACCGATAAGATTGAGGATAAGAAGACCGGTAAGATGATTCCTTTCAAGCTGAACTATCCTCAAAGAAAGCTACTGAAGATTATGGAAGACCTGCGGAATGCCCACAAACCGGTGTTCGTGGTTATTCTGAAGGCACGTCAGTGGGGCGGCTCTACTCTATCACAGCTTTACATCAAATGGATTCAGGACTACAGGCGCGATGGTTGGAATGCTATTGTGCTTGCCCAACAGAAGAATACCGCCAAGAAGATTAAGGCGATGTACCGAAAAGCTTTGGAGCGGCAGCCGGGGTGGACCGTGGGGCATCAGGGCGCAAAACTTCAGTTCTCGCCATACGAAAATTCTCCTGACGATTTCCAGGTAACGGATGGTGTGAAGGCAATCAGACGAAGTACACTAACCGTTGCCTCCTTCGAGAACTTCGATTCGGTGCGTGGTAGTAACTTCCACTGCGCCCACTATTCGGAGGTGGCCTATTGGAAGAAGACACCAGAGCATGATCCTGAGGGTGTGATTTCTTCTATATCCGGTGGTATCGACCCATTGGAAGACAACGTGGAGATATTCGAGAGTACCGGTAGAGGTAACTCTGGTTTCTTCTACGACAAGTGCCAGTTGGCAATGGACCCAAAGAATAATGATGCTTATTCGTTCCTCTTTATTCCTTGTTTCTTCATCGAAAAGGATATGACTCCTGTAGAGAACAGAAGAGCATTTGCCAAGTGGCTTTTGCAAAACAGAGACCGAAGCACCTGTCCGAAGGGTTATCGTGAGACAGGAAAGTTCTTCTGGCGAATGTGGCAGAAGGGTGCTTGCTTTGAGGCGATAGAATGGTACAGAAACTACAGAAACAAGTTTACCACCCATGCGGCATGTGCTACCGAGGCTCCTATTGATGAGGAAGATGCGTTCAGAAACTCAGGTAGACTGGTATTCAATCCTTATTCTATAGACGACATGCAGGCTATGTATAAGCAAGACCCTAAGTTTACTGCCGACATCGTGGTGAACATCAGCGTGAAGGATGATAACACCATTCCGAACTCGAAGGTGAAGCTGAGAGACGATGGCGAGGGAGACTTGAAGATTTGGGCTGTGCCAAACTGTCTGCAAGTGGAGAACAGATATTTGGTGAGCGTGGATATTGGTGGTAAGAGTACGACATCGGACTATACCGTTATGACCGTGATAGACCGATTCGGCATGATTCCTACCGTAAAGGGCAAGCCAAAGGTGGTAGCGAGATACAGAGGACATGTAAGACATGATAAGCTGGCATGGATGGCTGCTGCCCTAGCCCATTATTATGATGATGCGCTGCTGGTGATAGAGAGTAATACGGCCGACCGAGAGAAGAATAATAACACGGAGGGTGATCACTTTCTGACTATTCTGCAGGAGATTGCCGACTACTACGATAATCTGTATCAGAGAACGAGCAGTTCGGAGAATGTGGAAGACAACGTACTGGCGAAGTATGGTTTCCAAACCAACAAACTTACGAAGCAACAGGTGATTGATAACTTGGAAGAGTTTATTGATGATAATCTGTATGAGGAGCCAGACAAGGAAATGTATCATGAGCTGCGCATCTATGAGCGACATGATGATGGCAGCTTGGGTAACATCGTGGGTAACGGAAACCATGATGATGTGGTAATGAGTACCGGCATCGGTCTCTTTGTGAGTCTTACGGACATGGAGAAGCCTAGCTGGAAGAAAGCGGAAAGAAGAAGCCGTGGTGGCGATGGTGTTCATACGGCGGCGAAAATCTAGGGGGAATGTTGAGTGTTGAATGTTGAGTGTTGAATTAATAGTGTTAAATTATTATGGAAAGAAACTTAGAAAGACAAACTTTGAGCTTTAGCAAGGGCATGACGAATGTGCCTAGCGACTTGCTTTCAGATGATTCTGAACTGCTGGAGAGTGACGGATTTATCTTTAAGGATGGGGAAATGAAGGCGGTACAGAAGGGGGTGGAAATCGGCAACGTTCCTTATAAGATAATGTACGTTCACAAGATGGCAGACTATGAAAATATCATTGCTTATGATGGGACGGCGAATATATACTGGTATACAAAAGATACCAGTGGGAACATCGCAAGCCCTGCTGATGGGGTAACGAAAAGTTTCAATGTAGGAACGGTTTATGATGTAAAAAGTATTGGTAATACTTTGGTTTGCGCCACTAGCGAAGGACTTCACTATTTACTTTTCAAAGGAAACAAATATAAAGATTTGGGTAAAGATCTGCCTCGTTTAGAATATGATTTTACTTTTGAGCGACCGACGGGCAACTATACCCAGGAAGAAAGCGGAAGAACATTATGTAATGCCGAGAATGCTATCGAGACAAAACAAGGAGAAAGCTATTTTAATCCATTAAACCATACGTTCATTCAGGCAGGAGGCGTAAAACCCGATGGCAGCGAAACCAAATCATATACAATGTTTAGCATTAAGGTATCATCAGATTCAAAATATGAGAATGAGTTTCAAGAAACCATTCAAGGGCATGTAGCGCAAGCAATAAACTGGGCAAAGAGCAAGAATATGTTTGCTTTTCCTTTCTTTCTAAGATGCGCTTTCCGCATGTTTGATGGTTCATACTGCAGAATAACTACGCCTATAGTATGCTATCCAACAGTAAATAAAAACTGTATGTTCAGTTCTGCTGTTTTTGATAGTACACACAACACCTATATGGATTTACATCAGATGGGGGGTGCAGGAAGTATGTTCTACTTTATAGAATACAGGGAGCTGCTATTCAGATTTGAATCAATATCTAACGACTGGAGCGACATCATCAAAGAGATAGTTGTTTTTGCGTCAGATCAAGTAGTGCCATTCTATATAGATAAAGGTTGGCATTTTGAAAGTCCGAATGGCTTGCATAAGAAATATGCTTATGCTAATTTTGGGTATAAAACTTACGAAGAAAAGCTCTTGAATTATGACGTGGATGGCTCGACAAGCACAGATACAACTAAAGAACCATATACCAGAGCGGTACATGACGAACTTTTACCAAAATACAAGAGTGATGATCAGATTATATCCGAATTACTCTCGAAAACAGTTTTTTACAAATTATTCACAGTTCCAATAAGTGGCAGTCATATTGGTGGTAGCAATTATCATTACACCGTTACCGGCAAGGGTGGAGAACCGGCATTTATTAGTGATGGGACATTGGAGAACCTTCTGGAGCAGGAGCAACTGAATGTGGATGATTACTACGGATGGGCTTCTTTGAGTGCCGAATCCATTTACAATTACAATGGCAGACTGAATCTTATTGGAACAAAACGAACTCCTTTTGCAGGTTTCGCCAAATTTGTAGGAAAAGACAGGTTTGAGGATGACGCATTTTTGATGTATACGCACATCGTTTCAGATAAATGTGATACATGGATTGAAAGAAGTGTTACTGCCGATGAAGATTTTCTGCAAGGATGGCTGTTTTATCCAGACCCGAATGCTACGGAGGTTATTTTTTACTCTGCAGGGAAATATATCAGAATTAATCTAAAGGCACATCCTAGATTAAATGGTGCTTATACGTTTCCTGTACTTCCACCAAATAAGCCAAAGAAGTTTACAGAAATCAGTGAAAGCGAATTGCTAAAGATTGTAACAAGCGTAAATGATAAAGAAAATTTGAACTCTCAGATTTTCACTTCTGTAGTCAACAATCCATTTGTATTTGAGGCATCGGGAGATAATACAGTTGGAACCGGAAAGATACTCGGAATTATTGCCAACACAGAGGCGGTAAGCCAAGGTCAGTTCGGTCAATACCCATTGATGGTATTTACGGACGAAGGTATCTACGGCTTGTCGGTTAACTCGGAAGGACTCTATAGCAGAGCCTATCCAATATCAAGAGAGGTATGTAATGAGGATTCGCCACTGGTGCCGACGGACAGGCTTGTGTTCTTTGCTTCAAAGAAAGGACTGATGGCGGCAAGCGGTGGAAGTGTAGCCTGCATGAGCGAACAGATGAGGGGAAGAGCGCCGAGGAACTTTGCAACCTTCGGGGAAGGCAAGTTTCTGGATTTTCTGAAAGACTGCTTTATTGCTTACGATTACAGAGACTCCATATTGAGAATATTCAGCAAGGGAAAATCATACCAATACATATATAATATGGTGGATAAGACCTTCTCAATGGTGAATAGCGGCATAGAGGCACAGGCGGTAGTGAATGATTATCCGGATAATCTGATACAAGATACTAACGGAAACGTCTACTCACTCACGGCAAAGCCGGACATCAACGAAGATACAGAAAGCTATAGCGGCTCATTTACTACCAGACCTTTGAAGCTGGGCGGCAGCATGACATTGAAATCGCTGAGAGCGGTGAAGCATCTGTTTGATTCGGACGAAGGTACGATTGGGCTGGAGATATACGGAAGCAACGACTGCAAGCACTGGTGCAAGCTGCCAAGCGTCGGCGGCAAGCCTTGGAAGTACTTTACTTTCAAGTATACGCTGCAGAACTTCAAGGCTGCTGATTCCTTTGCTGGCAGTATAGTAGAGGTACAAAGCAGACGAGAAGATAAAATGAGATAATTCTTTCATACGCGCTAATTTATGATAACATGAAAAAGGCGGCTGCTCATCACGAGTGGTCGCCTTTAAAATTAGTTATAAAAAACATTTTTTAAAAAGATGAATCTCTTTATATGTGTGTTATCTGATTTTGATATTATTTACGCAATACGCTACGATGTAGCCTAGGATAAAGCACCAAAAATGCAGAAGTCCGTTGACATTCGGCACGGCCATGGTGCAAATAATGAACGGCATCGCTTTCTTTAATGCCTCTTTCCATCTTCCTGTCCTACCCCACATCAAACCAAAGGAAGAGAAGAGAAAACCGGAAAGCCCCATTGTAGGCTGACTAACATACATGGGCAGCAGACTAGCGACAGAGGCAACAGCCAGAGAAGTGACTGGTTTCATATCGTTCTTTATCTGCCAAAGCACCAGAAGGTTTACGGCAAGATGAAAGCCGTTGACATGGAAGAAGCTATACAGGATATGATTCTGCCAAGGGCAACCGGGATAGAAACCGACATGCCAAGTACACAGAACGAGGCAGATGATGCTAAGCACCAGCTTTGTTCGAAAGTTTCTTCTTACGAAGGTCCATTTCTCTGTAATTTTTTCCATACTTCTTATAGTAAGCGAAAATGAATTTGAGATTACTTGGCTGGATAAAAAACTCGGGAGCAGGCTCAGATACCAAGAACTGGCAGATAAACCATAAAGATTTGCCCACGAACTCCTTTCGCTGCGTCATTTCGTTCATTCTATTGAACAGCGTATAGTACAACTTCTGCCGAATCGGCTTCATACTATCCACCTTAGAGAAGTCACCAACTGCCATTCTGCGGAGTATATCCCAAGCTCTTTTGGGAGAAACATAGTATCTCGGAGCAGGAGAATGAACCACCTTTTCCCAAGCCTCCTGTTGAGAATGGCAATTAGGAGCTATCTCCCGATACGCCTTCATCAGATCATCCCTCTGTCTGTCAATCAATTCGTAATTTGCTCTTGCCATATAAATGCTGCATTAAGATGTTGCAAATATACATATTATTTAGAATACGACCAAATAAGCGCATAAAGATTTAAATAAGTTTAATATTAGACTGGTTTTCATGGTGTTGCGAAAGAAAAAGCTTAATTTTGCAACAAAATGAGATGCAAATCTCAGAAAAAGTTAGCAAAAAGTAAAACTAAATCATAAAATCGTAACAAAATGAGAATAAAACAGGAATCGCCTCTCTCGAAAGAGGAGGAAGCCTTAGTAATGGAAGGCTTATTGAGTAGGAAGATTTGGAGGTTCTATGAACTTCTAGCAAAGTGGGCACCCATACCATTGATGTTAGGTCACTGGTACGGCGTATGGGACTATGGGCACTATCCCTAGACCAACAGTTATAGATACCGATTTGAACGGGAACTGCATCATCTGGATTTATGTACTGGCATACATTTATATGCCACTGACCATGATACCGGTAAGTTTCTTCTTCAGATACTGCTGGATATTCCGCATTCCGTTCTTCTATTTTTTCGGTATCAACGCTATCAGACTATACTATCGGCACTGGCTCATCACTCCCGAGCAGTTGGAGATGCACCATGTGTTTATCATATTCACTTTAATGCTTTACGCTTATGGATTTATCAAAATCGCTCTATCGAATAGCAGAATCTGCCTTTGGGATGCTAAGAAACGATGAGTGTGGGTTTACAGAGGAAGAAGAGAGGATTGTGCAGAGGAATCTTCTTTACTGGATGGAAAGGAAACATCACTTTGACGAGCAACTGGGCAGAGCCTGCATCGCCAACATTTATTATTTTGATGATGATGTTCACAAGAAGTATGCGCCTTACTTCGGGCTTGATGAGTTGAAGGATGATTATGACCGGCTATCTTGGAACATACCGGACTACAACTTCTGGGATTTTGCGGTAACGATGAATAAGATGTATGCTGACCATATAGACGTGGTGGGCAAATGGTCGAAAAACAAAGATACCACAAGAAAAAGAATCTCGGAACTGGCTATCAGTTTTCTCTGTGACGAATCGACAAACCACCCTACAGATAAAATCTGGTGGTACATGAACAGCTAAGTTGGAACACGGCAAAAGCTATTAAAAAGCCTTTTATCTTTGTAGCCATTAATCATAAATAATGATATATGGCAGAGATAGTACATACATTTTTACAAGAGCACCTGTATAGATCGGCATTGGTTATTGCCATCTGCATGGGTGCTCTTATCATTTCTATGGGCGTGGACCTGTTCTTCGGCATCAAAAAAGCGAAGGAGAACGGGCTAGCTACGACAAGTACAGGATTCAAGAAGACTTGCGACAAGGCGAGGAAATACTTCTCTCCCTTCATGGTGACAGTCTGCATAGACATGATAGCCTGTATGGTTCTCCCCTTCCCTGTCTTCTCTATGATATGGGCAGGATATTGCGTGTTCTGTGAATTTGTAAGCGTAAGAGAGAAGAGCTGGCAGAAGGCTGAGATACGGAAGCAGGAGAAGACGGTAAGCATTCTTCTGGAGAACAAAGAAGACTTGGCTAGGGCTTTTGCTGAGATTATGAAGGAGCAGGGAAAGGAGGAGAAGAAATGAGACTGATTAAGAGAATTTTTGTTCATTGTACTGCATCTTCTCAGAAATGGGGCGTGAAGGAACTTTGGGAAGAGTTTAAGCGCAAAGGCTGGAATAACCCCGGCTACCATTACGTGATTACTGCTGATGGCGGGATTCACCAGATGCTGCCGGTAGAAATGGTTAGCAACGGTGTGAAGGGATATAATGCTACGGCTATCAATGTGGCTTATGTTGGCGGCATCAACAAGAAGGGAAAGGCGGTAGACAACAGAACGGAAGAGCAGAAGAAATCGCTTGTCACTCTGCTCACTCAGTTGAAGAAGAAATATCCGGATGCCGAAATTTTGGGGCACAGAGATATTTCGCCCGACAAGAACCATAATGGCGTGGTGGATCCTTGGGAGAGAATCAAGGAGTGCCCTTGTTTTGACGCTAAAGTTGAATACAAAGAGATATAGCTTATGAAATGGAATAACATAAGGTTTTGGAAATGGGCTTGCATCGGGCTTGTGATTGGGGTTATCCTATTGACGTTTGCAGGATGCAAGACGAAGGAGTATATCAAGGTTCCTTCTGTAAGAACAGAATACGTATGCAGAACTGATACTTTTGCTAAGCTGGATAGTATCTATATGAAGGATTCTGTGTATGTTTTTCAGAAAGGTGATACGGTTTTCCATAATAAGGTGGTTTATCGGGACCGGTATCATAATATCTATAAGGTGAAGACGGACACGATCATCAAGAGGGATTCTGTTGCCGTGCCTTATCCTATAGAGCGACAACTGACGAAGAACGAGCAAAGGCTGATGTCGCTGGGCAGATGCTATATTGCCTTTCTGTTCATACTGGCGGTTTGCACGATTGGGTTTACTCTCTGGTACAGAAACAAAAAATGCTAGCTTATGGCGAAGATTAGCGAAGAACTGCAGATGATTGATTCGCTCCTGATGGAATTTCATGAGCGGATTCAGAGCGGAAGATGCTTAACTAACAAACAGCAAAATGCTTTCATGTTAGATTTTCTGCACCGCATCGCCAACAAGGACGAGCCTATCAGCAAAGCTGAGGCATGCGGCTACGTTCATGTTTCCAGGGCTACCTTTGACCGCCTTGTGAAAGAAGGCAGGCTGCCAAAGGGTAAAAAGCGGAAAGGATGGACCGAGCTAGTTTGGTACGAAAAGGATTTAGATAAATATGTAGATAGATTGGTATAGATTTTACTTTTTTTCAGTATTAATTAGTTGTATTAATTTGGTTTTAAGTAGATTGTTTCATTACAAAAAGAAATCCCCACTCGGCTGTGATAGCTGGGTGGGGATTGTGGGTTATTTATTTCATGAATGCCATCCAAATAGTTTGGTTCTTGATGGTGGTACGGTGTCCGAATATCGGTTTGAAATCGGTGATAGCCTTTAGTACATCACTAACATTTATCTGCTGTTCGTTCCACTTAAAAATGAGTGTTCCGTTTATTTTCAGCACCCTCATGCCCTCATGGATAGAATCGTTGATGAATGCTTGCCAATTTTCGGGCAGTTTGCCATATTTCTTGCATAACCAAGAGTTCTGTCCTACTTTAAGCAGATGAGGAGGGTCGAAAACTACCATATTGAATGTTTCATCTTCGAATGGCAAATTAGTACAATCGGCTATCATATCGGGCTGTACGTCTAATTTGCGTCCATCACATAATGTGTCGTGATATTCTCTTATGTCGGTAAAAAGAACCTGTGGGTCTTGCTTGTTGAAATAAAACATACGAGATCCGCAACACATATCTAATATTCTTTGTTTCATACGCTACTTTCTGTTAGTTTAATTGCCTTTATAAGCCGGTGATCTCCTGCTATTTTCCCGGAATCTTTCTTACCATGATAATAACCAAATCTATAAGCCCAATATCGGGTTTTATAGATTTCCTTCATTATCTTCTTTGCCAATCTAATCTTCATACGCTATAATTGCTTTAATTTATTGAATATCTTAGCAAAGCGGTGCATATAATCAAAGTTTACGTTTTCACCATGCTCACTCACCATTCTATTATACAGCCAACGTAGATGCTCCGCATCCTCGTGGAACTCTTTAATATCTTGTTCGTCTAAGACTATTTGTTTCTTCATACGCTACTTCTTTTTATCTAACCATTCCATTACGCTACTATAGGCATTATCTTTGTAACCTCTCATAAAATACTCTAAATTGCCTCTATCTTTGAGATAATCAGACAAATCACCTCTCCAATAACCATACAGATTATCGAGTAAAACACTTGACATTTCATTGATGCTACGCTTGATGAGCTTCTGTTGCTCGACATTCTTGTTGTAGTGAAAGAGTGAATACGATGTTCTTTTGAGCCATTTCCACCACTTTGATGTGAACTTCTTTACTTCTATCTTTTCGGGAAGTTCCTCTCTTTTCGTGTGCATATCAATGAGCTTGTTATACTCTTCTATGCTAATTGTTATTTGTCTTTCCATACGCTATTTCTTTTTATCGAATTTATTACCAACTCTTTCTATCTTACCAGTTTTCAGAACATGTGGAAGCAAATAAAGAGGTTCATTCTCGCTGGCTGCCACAAAAGCATAGTCCTCTTCTGCCCAAAACACTTCGGCTGTAGGCTTATACCCTACGAAATGTATTAGGTCGTGCTCCCAAATTTCATTGCCTTCGCAGTCTTTCAGTCCTGTGAACTGACAGACAGTAGCAGGGTCAACAGAAAAAGCCCCGCCACCTTCTATGGGAACTATGATAGCACCATTCTCGTAGGAATGCAGCAAATCTCCGATTGCCCATCCTCTACCGTCAAGACGTTTAGCCTTGAACTTGATATTTTCTATTTTCATAACTATTAAATATTATCCAACTTTTCAACTATCCACATAAACCCCAAAATAGAAGGAATGTTTAGTATCTCGTATTCTAAAGTGAATGGCTTAAATCCGCATAGACATAATGTAAATCCAAACCATATAATCAACGTGAAAGCCGCCATCCACTTTTTAATTTTATTCCAAACTTTCATAAGCTATAATTCTTCTTTTCCATTTCAACACGCATCAGAAAATTGTCAGCAAAGTTTTCAAAATCAAACTTGCCATCTATTGTTCCATGAAAGCGATACTTAGTGAAGCACTTCTTGCACTCACAGACCATCATGTAGCCGTAAGGAGTATCACACCATCCGATAATATTTCTAGCGTGGTAACTACAGCTTTTATTATCACACTCCTCATTAGGACAATTAAGTCCCTCACTATACTCTATAGACTCCCAATTACTAATCTTCATCGGGAGCATTTCTTCCATTATACTTTTATCTGCCATAACTATTCCTCCACTTTTACACCGAAAGGAATACCATCAGCAAAGGTGCGATTTTCAAACACTTCATTAAAATTACATGTACCCTCATCATAAACTTCGACAAAACCTCTTGAATCTACATTTTCAATTACGAATTTACTACCATTTCTGTCTTTTACCCACCCAAACGTCTGATGCTTTTGCATTTCTTGCCAGCACTCTTCTGCGTCCTTGAATGGGCGGTATTTTGGCTCTGGCTTAAATCCATATTCTATTTATTTATGCCCGAAGGCGTTTTTATGATTATTCATAACTTGAATCATACCCACAACAAGGGCATACCCACCCGTCAATTATAACGGCATTTTTACACTTAGGGCATAAACCTCTGACTTTATTAAAGGCTTCTAAAGTATATTGGCAAGCTTTTAAATATTCTAAATCTTCCTCGTCAGCTTGATTATCAATAAGTGCATTATATTCATCCTTACCTAAAACTACAACTTCTAATGCCATATCTACACCTCCATTTCGTGATTAATATTAAGACCGAAGAGAATGTGCTGCAAGCTATGTACATAAGGAAGTTCTACGCATATACCGCTACTATAATCAAAGTCGTCAAACCAAAACTTACCATCTTTCGATGTATAAGTAAGAAATAATCCGTCTTTGTAATAGAAGTATGCACAATCATTTATCTTTGATTTCTTCCATCCGTTCTTTTCAAGAATCTCTTTAGTAAGAGGAACACCAGATAATTCTGCTCGGTTTACCGGATGCCTTACATAAGATAATTCATAATTATTTAGTCCAAGCGTATCTATGATTGTATGTATTCTGTTTTTATACATAACAATATCATCAACTATATATTTCTGTGACATACGCTTAATGTTTATAGTTACTATTTTTCTTATACCCACCACTTACAAGCCATTGACCAAATTGTTCAATGCTTTCTATATTATTTATAAGACTCCATTTGTCACCTATATCATCAGTTGTATAAGCTATAAAAGTCTTATGCGTGAGAACATTCCAACAGATTTCCAATCTGCGTAAAATGGTTTTTCTAAAATTATATCTTGCTGCCATACGCTTTACTTTTTAAGATTATTATACTTATCCTCATCTTCATCATAAGGACACTTAAACATTAAAGGACAAATTCCACAAGGTGTTATCTGTCTTTCCTTACATCTACTTCTTGATTCGTAACTCATACGCTTACTTCTTTACCAATTTAAAGATTACATTCTCTCCATCTGAGCGATACTTACCCAAACATTCGAATTTTTTTTCATTAGCACAGTGATAATATCCATCATAAAAGAAACATTCATCGCATGTACCACGTCTAACAGCTTCAATAGTGACAACACATTTGGCCTTTTCTCCAACTTTAAGCTCTTTCATTTTCTACCTCGCTTTCTATTTAAAAGTTTCTGACCATACTCCTTTGGTGAAGTTGTATTGACTACAAAATTATAAGAAAACTTTGGTGCCCTTTGATAAAGGTAACACCCATCAATATCACGATACATCATTGTTCACCTCCTTCCTTTGGAAGTAAATCGTCAATATAAAGCCAACGAGAAACCCTACTACAGAGAATTGCGTCAGTCCATGATGGATAAAAGTTATCTTGCCATCTGTTCCAAACATAGTAAAACATATTCTTATCATTATGTGTTTCTACTATAATGGAAACATCTTTTATTGGCTCTTCACTAGCAGGATGCCACAACTTCTTCAAGAACTCTTCTTGCATCCATCTAGCACAATCCATAAAACCTTCTTTATAGCAAGCTTGCCAAGTTTCTGAAATAAAAGCCCCTTCGGCATGCTGTTTGGCTATCTCTTTTATTTTATTATCGTCTATCATAATCTACCCTTTCTTTTTCTAAGTTCTAACATTCTCCTAGTTCTACGGCTTTCTTTGCCACTAGGAGGGTTACCAGCGAGTTTTACTTCTGAGATTTCATAATTCTTATAGATGGAAGCTTCTTCATTGAGTGCCTTAACTACTTCTTCTGTCGAGGCTTTTTTAAGTGATACACCAGTTTGTGTTACAATTATCTTTGCATCGTCTCTAATCATACTTACTCCTCCTCTTTTGTTCCATACTCCTGTTGTAACTTCTTGACCTCGCTCACGAACTTGCTGACATCAATATCACAATCAATTACCTCTTGATGGTTTTTGATGGCATCTTCAATCAGATGGGTGCATTCTTCGGTAAAACCACAGATATGATCACCTTCGATGGTGTAGAGATACTTGTGTGTGTTATAGTAAGCACACTGGCAGAGAGTTAAGCCCTCTGAGTTGAGGCGACCTCTTACTTCGGAATTATTGATGCGAAGGACAACCATCTTACCCTTGCTTGAATAGTAATTGTAGTATTTGATGTGATCTGCAACGATGATTGCTATAGCTACCAATAACAGGATAGCTAGCACGATGATAACATCTATTTGAATTGTATTCATAACTTCATTTTTTTATTGTTTTTTATCTTAATTCGTTCATTCTTCCAGGATTTTGTATATTCAGTTCCTTGTTGAAATCGTGGAGGCTGACGGATGGCAATGTATGAGTATCGGGGTCTAAACCCTTTGACTTGCAGTAGTTTCTCCATGCCTCTATGCCATGAGGTTTCTTTGCATCCTCTATCGCTTTCAGTCGCTCTTCTTCTTTTCTGCGCTCGTCCTCTACCCTTCCACGCTCCTTCAGCAGGTCTGCCTCGTAAGCTATCAAGGATTTCATTATATCCTGTGGATTGATTGTCTTTCCGTTGTTGATGAGCTTGTTGTATTCGCCATTGGTGAAGGCTACGAAGAAGTAATCAAGTTCGGCAGGTGTTATGTAGAAATATTTTGTACAGATACGCTGAGCAAGTAACTGAATCTGATAATCTGTTGCATTATCGTAGGCGCCCAAATAATAGAGAAGGTCTATCAGCCGTCCTGTTACCCATTCTACGAGGTCTCTGAGTCCACCACGTTTCTGAATATCCAACATGGTTTCCTTATTCTTCTTTATAGCCTCAGTTAAGGTTTCAGGACGCAGATAGTTTGCCTTATCCTTGATGATAGGCACTCGCGATGAGTCGGGCAGCGCGCTCTGAACGTTGGATATTCCGTTGTTGCTCATAATCTTGCTTTGTAATAATTTCGTCATTCCAGCACTCGCCATTAAGATAAGTGAGTGGGTCTTTTCTGTATACAGGGTCGGGCGTAGATGCTACATAGAGAGGAGTAGCTTTCATGCAAGCTACCTTATCGTTAAGGCTTAACTTCTTCCACTTAGCCTCTGCCTTCTTGCGGCCTCGTTTTTTATTGTAGGCATTCCACCATTCCTCAAAAGGCGGTTCGAAGACCAACATCTGTTTTTGCTCTTCTTCAACCTCCAAGTCTACCGTCTCCACTTCGGCATTGTTGTCGAACAACTCAGAAGGCTTGTAATACTTACCCGTAAGCGCCCATCTTGCACCGGCTACAAAAGCATCTTGCAGGGGTTCGCTTTCCGAATATTTATTTGCCTCCGAATGGATTTCCTTTAACGTTTTCATAAGCTATATGATTTTGATGATTTATACCCAACCGGCACCCGAGTTCTCGAGTTCTCGCTTGCAATACTGCAAGCCTACCTGATCATCGGGTTCCGGAATCATGATACTGCGGACATTTGCGTAATCTATCACGTTTCGGATAACGCTGCTAGCCTCTGCTGTATTGAGGGAAGTGAGAGGCTTGTATTTGCGGTTGCCTGTCTTGTCTACCTCATCGGTATAGAAGATGTAGCTGCAAACGTTGCGCTGAATATCACGAAGCGTTTCGTAGAAGGTCTGCCCTAACTTTAGAGCGAGATAGCTAATCATGAAGTGAAGATAACAAGACTGCTTATCGGTCTGAATGGGGTGAAACTTCTTTAGTTCGATATTATACCCACATTCTTTGGCTTTTTGAACAGCCTTTACGATAGCTAAATATTCACGAGGATCATTAGGATTGTATACACTCATATTATTATAATTACATTAGATTGATTACTAAACCCTTGCAAGCATAGTCGGTTGGTACACCGAGGACCTGCTGGAATTTGTTTACGGCAACATCTGGGTTAAGATGGCGTGCAGAACCATGAATGAGGACGATGCGCTTTGCGGTATTGGCAGCCTTGCATTCGTTGAGATACTCGATAGAGTGAGCCAGACTCATGTGGGAAAGACGGATGCGGTCGGCTTGGCTGACTATCGTCTTGCCTTCGTTTACAGCTTTTTCGAGAAGAGAATCATCATAGTTGCATTCTGCCAAGAAGTAGCGGCATCCCTGAACTACATTTTCCATATTGTAGCAATCGGTGAAGAACATCATGGTTCCCATTTCCGGATGATGAATGAGGAAAGAGAAACAAGGAACATCGTGTTCTACCTTCATCGGGGTTATGCTGAAAGCCCCTAGATGATATGTCTGGTCTTTAAGCATGCCTTTTACTCCCTTGCATTTCTCGGATAACTCTTCGGTAGAGTAAGCATCGATTCCTGCTCTCAGAAAGTCTTTGGCATTTTTTGCATGATCGCCTTTCAGCCGTGGGAGTGACTGATAATCACTCCCACGCATTTTGATGTTTTGAGGTTTGCAACTTTCTTTACTTCCTGCAACGGACGACCTGCTTCTATACAGAGCTGCTGACCATTACTAGACTCCAGTACATAGCTATTGCCAAGACTTCCTGTATTAACCGTTATTAATTTCATCTTTATATCTCCAAATAGTTTTATCTTTTGTTTTACGCCTACCATGAATATAGCACCAAATAGCAGCTTGTGATAGCCCAACCTTTCTAGCAGCTTCTCCTGTAGAAACGTAAACACCCAAAACATTACCATGTACATCAAGGTGCTCTACTGTTTTCTTGGTTTTAATAGAAGCAATTCTTTTGTCATACACCTCATTGCTAGACATTATTTTGCAGAACTTTTTCCTGAAATTCTCGTCCTTATATCTATTTCTTGCAATTTCGGCTAATTTGTCCCTCAACTCAGGACGATCTTCTAACAGTTTTATCCGAATTTCACTCTGGCGCTGCCTAGAAATTTCATTCATGCTATTTTCGTGCGGAGTAACCCATCGTAGGTTTTCTATTCTGTTATCATCACGGATGGTATTTATGTGGTCTATAAATGGTTTGCTTTGTGGATTTGGTATGAATGCTTGCGCAACCAACCTATGCACTTTTATTAGAGTGCCCTTTGAACCTTGTTTATTATGCAACCTAACCATCAAATACCCATCTTTCCGAGTTAGAGTTTTAATATTTTCTCTATTATGCCTAACTCTTCCATCCTTGTAATAAACAACATGGGATAGTACCTTCACTCTTCCCATGTTGCTTACCGCATAGTGTGGATAATCTTTAATAATTCTCCACTCCTCTTCCATTAACTCAAACTAAACTTCTGAGCCTGTGGCTGCTCATCATGTACTTCTTCGGCATTCACGGCTTGACCGGTATCAGCATTGATTGTAATAACGTTCTTTGCCTCGGCAAACTCCTCATCACGCTGTACTTCTGCGGTAGGAACATCATCGACTGTCATTGCGGTCTGCATTTCGATGGAAAGGTAGCCATACTTAGAAAGAAGGCGACGAAGGACCGTTTTTGTTGCCATATCATTGAAATTACCATACCATCCAACAGTATTGCCTGGTCCTGACTCGGCTTGTTTCTGAGCCATTTCAGCCAACTGCTGATTTGTCATTTTACAGTTACGAAGAGTTGCAGAGTACTTCTTGGCGTATGAGCACATATCATCAAGAGACATATACATCATCTTGCGGAATCCATTGGTAAGCTCTAAGAAAGCGAAATATCCGACAATTCTGTTGGAAGTCTTCTCGCCATCAAGATGAAGTTCACCAGAAATCTTGTCGTAACCTTGATACTCTCCTTCATAGACTACATCAGCATTGATGTTCTTGTAGAGACCGGAGCGAATAGCCAGCTGATAAAGACCCTTGTAACCAACAATCATCGTAGGAGTATTGCCATAAGGTACGATATAAGCATATCCCAACTGCTTGTTAAGCGGAAGATGAAGGGATGCTGCCTTCATTGCCTCAGCCATCAATAAACGACCATCACAAGCTAGAAGCTTATCATCCGATGTGACTAACTCCATGAGGGATGCAGCAAAAGTTCCTGCATTCTCCTTCATTACATTCTTCAACTGCTCCTGGTAGTAACTATTGTCGAGTACTGCCTTGAAATTACTAACTGCTACTGCCTTCTGAGAAGGCTGTGCTTTTGCTACTGCTGTATCTGCCATGATTACTTCTCCTCTTCTTTATGATTGATTAATTCCTTAGCGATACCAGCCAAGGCTATTGTTCCCAAAGCAAGGTTGATTTCACCACTTTCCGGAAAAACTTCTTTTGGATCAACCTCTACGCTATCGTGGCTATCTAACCACTCATTTATACGGTTCGAATCAGTTCCGTCCTTCATGCCTCCTGCTAACGCTAGAGTACCCTTGATAAGGTCTTTGTCAACCAACATTTCTAATTTTAAAGTTTCTGCCATGATTTTTATTTACTTATATGTTTGATTAATTCTTCTTTTGTCTTAAACACTTCGCTTTCTTTCCTTGTAGGGAATACGGCGAACTTATACTGAATAGAGCAAGGTGCCTCGCCTATCTGCTGAAAGAATACGCCCACGATGTTTGCACGTCGGATTTTGTACCCATCGAGCAGATAGACTGCATCACCTATATTGAACTTCGTCTTGATTTGCATGATGTGTTTCAATCCTTTATGACCAAAGCGAAATATGCTCAACCTTCAGTTTATCATCATTTGATACTACAAGACGGATTTGCTGACCGCCTGTGCTGAGCGGATGGTTAACACTTTCGCATTCGTCTAGCACGACAGGAACCGATACATCATAGAACTGGCCGATAGTGCGCGCGATGTCGATTCCGGCATTCACCTTTGCAGCACCATTGAGGCGGCTGTAAGGCACACCATTGTGATAACATTCGCAATAAGGTTTCTTCTCACCATCGAGTTTTGGAAGGAACAGACTCCATTTTACGAAACGGAAGTGCTGATTGACCTTATCTTCGAGAGCCTTGCAAGACAACTGATAGAACTCGTTTGTGATGTTGAGTTTATCATCAATATCATCAAGCTGCTCCTGAAAGATGGCTTTATCCTTCTGTGCTGCTTCGATATGAGTCATTGTGTTGTCGTAAGGTGCTTTTGAGGCGAGGAGTTCGAGGACTTCATCGTATCTGTCAGCGAGCGGCTTTCGCTCTTCAGCGAGTGCTTGAAGTAACTTGTCGTTATCCTCGTTGCTATCGGATGGTTTGTCGAGTTCTGTCTGCAACTCACCAATCTCTTTCATTACCTGCTGATATTCCTCCTTATCAGCAAGAATCTGCTCGTAGGTGCGTGGAACTTCTGCATCAACATCTGCCTTATGCTTTTCAGCCTCTGCGAGGGCTTGTTGAGCCTTGACAAGCTGGTTCGTGGTGGTCTGACGATCATCATTCAGTTTATCCAACTCTTTGTTGAGTTCGGTGTATGCGCTTTGGAGTTTGGCAAACTCATTGTTGAGTTCCTTCATATCCTCTGCCTTGCGAGAATTGAACCGGTTCTGAGATTCCTGTTTGAGGAGCTGAACATCACCGAGAGGGAGAGCCTGACCGCAATGAGGACAGAAACCTTCCTTATCGTCCCATTCCCAAGTGCGCTTGGCAATCTCATCGCTGCGCTTGTTTAAGTCACTAACCTTCTTCTTGCGCTCTTCAATCTGAGCGTTTATCTGAACCTCGGTGGTAGGATAGCCACTCGTGACGGCTTTGAGGTTATCAACCGTAGATTTTGCCTTGTTGAAGGCTGCGTTGGCGTTGAGAACATCGCTTTGATGCTTGGTCATGTTATCGGTAGAAACCTTATCTGCGCCCTGCTCCATCATTCGCTTGCGTTTTTCGGCAAATTCAATCTTTTTTCTGATTGCGTCAAGGCGAACTCTGTCTGCTCCTCCGGTACGAATCTGCTGAGTCTTGTTGTCTATCTCCACCAATGCTTCTTGGAGATAAGCCTTTTCTTTCTCCATGGCCTCCCAATCCTGCTTTGGTGGAAGGGTCTTGTCGAGTTCGGCAAGTCTGATAGGAACTGCATCGAGTTCCTTCTGAACTTCTGTGCGCTTGTGCTTGAGGTGGTGAAGGATGGCATCAATGTCTTTCTGTTTGAGAAGTTCAACAAGATAATCATACTTCTCTTCGCCCTTCGTGATGTCTTCGACTGAAATGTCACCTGCCAACGACTGAAGGAATGCACGCTGATTCTGCCAAGTCATACCAAGGAACAGATTAGGACAGATACACCACGCAAATGGGTCTTCTTGGAAGATTCCGTCAACTACGTTGCTGAAATCTCCGGCGGTAGTCAATTCGCCGTCAACATAGTACTTGAAGGTGTTGGTGCATTTATCACCTTTCCACTTGTCGGTCAGAACTCGCTTGAACGAGATTTCATCACCATCTACCAACATAACCAACTCAGATGAATGCTCTATCTCCTTGATAATATTGTGATTCTCATCGAAGGTTTTGATGTCGAGCTGCATGCCGTTGGTATCAGTACCGAATAATGTGTACATGATTCCTTCTGCTATACTTGTCTTCCCTGCTGCATTCTTACCTGAGATTACAGTTAAATCCTCTCCGAAGTCAACATGCTGTTCTCTTATACCCTTGAAGTTCAAGAGAGAGAGAGACTTAAAAATTATTTTTTTCATTATTTTTTAAATATTCTTGTTCATAAATCCATTTATAACCACGAATAGATTTGTACGTATGGCGAGCACAAGCCTCAATACTATTCTTTGAAACATTCATTGCTTTAGCTGCACATGCTGCACTTTCATAAACAGACACAACCGAGTTTGTTTTAATATCTATTTGGTAAATTTTCTTTTTACGTTTATCAATCTTGTGGATATATTCCACACCTTTCTGATAATCATCTAAGAACATCCACTTAAATCCTCGACTTTGAAACATTTCTCTACCATGATGTATATGATTACCTAAAGTTAGAGCACATCTAGATATTGGTGATTGAGGAATATTTAGTACCCTTGCTGCTTCAGTCGCAGAGCACCATTCTTTAATCAAGTTCCCTTTTAAATCCAACTGAACGATACGTTTATTTGAAGGATTCGCTTCTCCTGCAGGAGAGCCATGGCAGTTTTTCCAACAAACAAAGCCAAGAGCTTCTCTTGCGTGCCTCATATTCTCAGATGGTGAACACCATTCTAGGTTATCAACACAATTGTTATGTTTGTTTCCATCTAAGTGATTAACCTGCTCTTTGCTGTATGGATTTTGGATGAATGCTTCTGCAACTAATCGATGAACTGTTCTTTTTTTATGGTATTTACTTAGATGAACCGCTAAATAACCAGAGCTTATAGCATTATATGCAAGTATCCTTCCGTCAGAATTTCTTACTCTTCCAAGATTGCTCACCTTATACCCTTCATATCCTTTAATGTCTTTCCACTCTTCTTCCATCATAACCTCCTTTCTTTTTAGTTTGTTTCTTCATTTTTATCTTTGTTTAAAGTTTTTTCTTTTTCTCTCAGTTCCTTATCGTATTCCTCGAATGCCCTTGCTGCAGCGTAGGTGAACTGGTCGCTATTGCGCATGGCGTTCAAGATAAGGTTTTTGAGGTCTTCGGGCGATGCGTGCATGTATGCGTATGTCTTCGGAATGGTTCTGTCACCCATGAGGACGATGCAACGGAAATGCTTTGCCTCATCCCCCATCTTGTCAACTATATCAAGTACCTTCTTGATATGATTGAAGAAATTCTGTCTGATATTCTTTTTCATGATTTTGTTTTTTAATAAACCTGCCTATCCTCACGGACGAGCAGGAAAAATGATTTTAAAATTATGTAAAATAACGCTAAAAACTAATTCTTATCTGTTGATCCTAAACCGCTACGAGTGCCGGTTACCTTGCCAAGTTCCAAGTTAGTATCTGGAACGTAAGTGAAGGCACCTTGGCAGATGCGTTGGGTATAAGGAATAACGAACTTGAAACCGAGCAGACGCATGATGCGATGCTTTAACCTCCATCTGCCCGACTTGACGATGGCATGGACTTCTTCGCCATAGCCGCAATCAATCAAACCGAGAATTACATCAAGGTTTGCTCTAACCTTGCATAGATAGACGCCATGTAGGAGCCATGAAGGGAAACAAACATTTAACAACATTCCTTTGCCCGACATGCCACTACGTGGCTGAATCTGCATCTTCATATTTGAAGGAAGTTGTATCTTGAACCCGAGCGGAACGTAAAAGCGTTTGTTTGGAGATACTTCCGTGTCCTTGCTGCAATGAAGGTCGTAAGCGGCATCCGTCTCATACGCCTTTGTTGGGAAACACCCTTGTGTTACCAATTCTACATTGATTTTTTTACCGAATTTACTCATATAATCTATTCTTATAAATGTTTCTGTTCTAAAAGTTTGTCTACTTCCTTCTGATAAAAGGCTATCAACTGATTATACTCGAAGAGTGACCAGTTCTTGTTTTCAGTTCTTGCCCTAACCTCTATCAAGTCAACCCTCTGTTCACCAATCTGCTTAATAAGCGCACGGCGATACATCTGAATATTACCTTGATTGAAAATATTGCAAGCCACGCATTGCGGCCGGCAGTTATCTTCGCTGAATCGGGTTGACATGTAACGCCTTGACATGTAATGACCGTTCTGAATTTCCTTCCAAGGGAAAACCTTGCCGCAACTGATACATCGGCAATATCCTTTATCATCAGAATATTTCAGTCGAATATATTTGGAAAAGACTGCATCTAGCTTATCTCTCAGCTTACTTTTGCTAAGTCCGGCCTTCGCCTTCTTCTTTTCCAGGTCCTTCTTTGCTTTATCCCAAGGAGTCTTCTTTATAGGTGTCCTCTTGAGAGGAGTTTTCCTTTTTAAACCCATATTGCACGTAATTATCATTTGTAAAGTTTGAATACTCGCCCTCGGGCTTTCCGATGTCTGAGGACACATTTTTAATCTTAGAGTTGAGGATATTAATTTTCCTCAGCTTTGACTCGAAGATTCCTAAGGGTGCCCAAGGGTTTCTTTCGAGTTCTCTGTATATTTCGAGAACCTTTCTCCAGTACTTGTGGAGAGTAGGTTCGGATAAATCTATCATAAGCCATTGATTTTGAAGTTTAAGATAAAACCTGCCTATCCTCACGGACTGGCAGGAAAATAAATTCAATTTTCTTAATATGAAAAAAAGATAAATATATGCTGCCGCTGCAGCGAATAATCATACACAATAAAACTAATACATAATAGTCCACCTTAGGGATTCGGACCCAACTTCCCGATTTGATAAGTATGTATTAAGGATTTACACAAAACAGTTTCGGGCGTGCTTACCAATTACACCATCGGTGGATAACGGCATCATGCGCTACCATGAATTTAAGAGCCATGCTCACCGCTTTAGCTATCAGTCATAAAGACTGATGCTCGGGGATGCGGACTTATTGAAATAACAATCGCACATTCCCTTATAATGACTTAACACTATTCGACTTTACGCTTTTCCAATATGTCAAAGAACTTATGTCCACAAACGGACAATGGGATTGTTCCGGAAATCGCTATATATATAATAAGGTATAAAACGAAAGGTGCTGGTAGAATGCTCGACCACAACATTTCCTTCTGGTTCGTGGCGCATGAATTCAACGCAAACAACTTATATTGCCACTGGGTCTATACCGCTCCACACCTAACAATTTCAAGAAAGTTATAATAACAATATCCAAAACTATATGGGGGATTCGAGACGAGTTGAACGCCTTTGCTCGGGTTTCCCCGCTCACTCCGAGTGAGCTAGCTCGATTCCCATGTTTCACTCCTATGCTCACGCACAAGAGTGAATTGTAACTAGTAACCAACTCTATCTATTGAAGATAGGTTTTGCAAATAAGAAAAAGAACTTTCTTAATTAAGCAATCGTTTAACTATGCTCACGCACAACCAAATTTACAAACGCATATTGTCTGAATAACTAATCTAAAAGTTCAACAGCCAAATATTACACACTTAACACACTTTATCTGAGTTGTGGCACCTTTACAGGTTCTGCTCCGTAGCGATTCAGAGCACAGGAACGAATGTCCTGAGCCTGTTGGCTATTACTCCGGTAAGCTAGAGCATTGTAGACAGTAGCCTTGCCACAACCAAAAATCTTCATGATTTTAGGAATTTTATCTTTATCAATCAATATTTTTTCTATTTTTACGACTTTATTCATATTATTTTTTGTATATTTGCACCATAAATCTGTTTAGAACGAGTTTTATTCTCGTTTACGGATGCAAAGATACATGTTTATAAACAAATATCCAAGGATATAGACATATATTTATAGTTAATTTACGTATTTACACATTTATAAACACTAGCAGT